GAGGTAAAAGCAAGAAAAAAATCAACTAAAGGATTTCAAAAGCATTTACTAGTATTCAGAAATGATGATGTTGTTATTAATGGTGAAGATGGTGATACAGTTTACCCACAAATTATATTAACTAATTCTCATGATGGAAAAAATTCATTCCAATTTCAAGCAGGTTTATTTAGATTAGTTTGTTCAAATGGATTAGTAATTGCAGATACTCAGTTTGAAGCAGTTAAAATGAGACATATGGGTTATTCATTTGAAGATCTTCAAGTTAAAATTAAAGAAATGGTTGAAAAATTACCATTAACAGTTGAATCGATGAATAAAATGAAAGCTACAGAAATGGAGCAAGATGCGATTCTTCAATTTGCTAAAGATGCTTTAAATACTAGATTTTCAGATGATGAAATGAAAAGAATTAAAGTTGATATGGATGAATTTCTTACACCAGTTAGGAAAGAAGATTCAGGTAGTGATCTTTGGAGTGTATTTAATTTAGTACAAGAAAAGGTTATTACAGGTGATTTTGATTACACAATAGGTACTAAACATAGAAAAGCTAGAGAAATTAAAAATTTCAAGCAAGATATGTTAATCAACAAAGAGTTATTTAATGTAGCATTAGAGTATGCCTCATAAAAATATAGTTTGGATTAATGGTTGTTTTGATGTGCTCCATATGGGGCATATCAAACTCTTCCAACGAGCAAGACAGATGGGTCTTCCGGTGATAGTGGGGATAGATACGGATGATAGAATTCAGTCGATGAAGGGAGAGGACCGTCCTATAAATAACTTACAACATAGGGTAGAATTTTTAAGGGCTATTAAATATATAGATGCGGTAGTATCCTTTTCAACGGATGATGAATTAATTAATATAATTAAAGAACATTCACCCAAATATATGTTAATTGGGGATGACTATAAAGATAAGGAAATAATAGGTAGTGAGCATATTAAGGAAATTATATATGTAAAACGCTATGGTGAGTTAAGTTCTTCGGATATTATAAACGGAACCCACAAAACGTGATATTTATAATAAAAATATTCCAGCATGGCAATAACCAACTTCACAGCAGCAGAAATGCACGGTCAGGGACAATTAGGTCCTACTTTAACTACGACCGTACAACTCACATTTACCAACACACTCGACTCTAATAATCAATATCCTGCGGGATATCTTATTTTACAAGGAAACTCAACCGCTAACTCTAATCTTGATAGTTCTGTTGATATAGGCAAGAATTACTTTTTTGTTGGTGATGATGGTGAGTGGCCCACAAAAGCAACAATTGCAAATAATATGCGTAATTCAATTGCAATACCTATCAAGCAAGCTTCTAATGATAGCTCTCCTATAACACAAGGTATTTTATATAAAAAAGTAATTGATGCTAATGGTAATTACTTAATGAGTAAAGGAAGTGGTAAACCATGGCCCACTCGTTATGATCTTCTCCTACCGGCCAACGCCTTAGGATTAGAAGTTATTGGATATGATCCTTCAATTTCATATGATAGATTTGCTGGTACTCGACAAATGAGTTGGAATCCTGACCCTGAAAATACTGAATTAATTTGCACTGATTCTTTTGGAAACGTTGTTGGTCCTCCTTTTGGACAAGATGCAAATTTTTGTGTTGATTTTGACAACAACGGTTTCATAGAGAAAATATATGTTGAAGAATTTGAAAAAGATATTCCTATTGCTTTAGGATTAACTATTATGTGTAATGGACCAAATGCCGAATCCAAATACCATAACTTAGGTGTTAAATTTAGTGATTCTAGATGTTTAATGGATGCTGCTACTGGTACTGAAACTAATCCTTACTATGTAAAGTCTACCGGTAATTTTTCACTTAAAATGGAAGACGTTTAATATATACGTATTTATAGATGCTATATTGTCGAAGAGAGAAGTTTCGAGACCGCCTTTATAAATAAATTTGGAGAAGCAAAAAATCGTTCGTATATTCACCCCATAATAATAAAATAAAGGTTATGTCACTACAAAGATTAAATTTAAAAGAATCCGAACAATACTTCCCTTCTAAAGGTATTGAAGATGCTTCTTTCTTTACTTTAACCCCCTCTTCTAAAGGTGGTGATTGGGAAGATGTCACATATTTTACAAGTCGTAAAAAACTTTCATATACTAATCGTGATGGAGATCATGATTCTTGGGTATATGTTTTATCTAATCCTTCACAACCCGGGATTTTTAAAATTGGTTATACAAGTAATACTCCCGAAGAAAGAGCAAGACAATTATCTAATGCAACAGGTGTTGCTTTACCTTATGAAGTTGAGTATGCTTATAGTTGTTGGAATGGTTTAGAGTTAGAAAAAGATATTCATGAAAGGTTAAATGAGTATCGTTTGACTAAACAACGTGAATTTTTTCAAGTTGATTTGGAAGAAGCAAAAGAAATAATTAATGAAATAGGAGAAAGTTATGTATAGATTATTATTAATATTACTTGTTTTATCTTCTTGTACTAAAGAAGAAATTAACCAAACTCCATGTATGGGAGATTGTGAAACTCAATATAGAGTATTATATAAAAATCAACCTATTAATTTAAATAATGGTTATTATGAAATTACTTGGGATGATTTAGATTATTTTCAAATAGAAGGTAATTTATCTACATTAAATGATCAATATGTTTTAAATGATGTTCCATTAATTGAAGCAAAATTTGACTCTGATTATTGGGTTATTATGGATACTATCCAGTATCAAACCCCGATGTATTCTTATTTAGGTTGGTTTAATGATCAAACTTTAAATACACCCATTTCAATTGGTCCTCACATATATACTATGATTGATTTAGCTAATATCAACCCCCCATTAAATATTGTAGGCTATCAAATTCCTAAACATTTTTGTTTTGAATGTCCTTATGCTTCTTCTATAGTAGGAACATACTCAAAATATAACTATAACCCAAAACAAAATATATTTTTAGATAATGAGATGATTGGTGATACAATTAATTTATTTATAGAAACTACATTTAACACCGATGTAGGTGAAAGTGAAATAATAAGAGATCAGATTAAAGTTATTATATTATAAATTTGGTTTCCCCAAATATTGTTCGTATATTAATATAAAATAAAGGTTATGAATTTAGGTTATGCTTGTATCAATACTGCTTTAAGTAGCAATGGAATAATGACAAATCGCACAATGCGTAGAAAAACATTCGATGCTAAAGGTATTGATTATGTGTCAGATTTATCTTTATTAAATGTTAAAGATTTAAAAACTATTATTCAATGGAATAACGAGATGGGTATTAAATTATTTAGACTCTCTTCTCAAATATTTCCATGGTCCGATGAATATAATATTAAAGATCTTAAAGATTATAAAGAAATTTGTGATTTAATGTTAGAAATTGGAACCATTGCAAAGGATGCAGGCCAGCGTCTTACAATGCATCCAGGTCCATATAATTGTTTAGCTTCACCTACAAAAAAGGTTGTTGAAAAAACTATTAGGGAACTTAATTTCCATAGCCTACAATTTGATATGATGGGGTATGAACCTTCTCCATATAATAAAATTAATATCCATGTTGGAGGCGCATATAACGACAAAGAATCTACATTAATACGTTTCTGTGATAATTTTGAATTATTGGATACTAACACTAAAAAACGGCTAGTAATCGAAAATGATGATAGCCCAAATGAATATTCTGTTAAAGATTTATTGAATGGTGTCCATTTAAAAATTGGTATACCTATTACATTTGATTATTTTCACCATAAATTTAATACTGGTGGTTTAACTGAAGAAGAAGCATTGATTGTAGCATCTTCTACTTGGCCTGATGGTATTGCTCAATGTTGCCATTATTCTGAAAGTAGAAGGAAAGAACAATTAGATGAATCAATTAGACCACAAGCACACTCAGATATTATCTACGAAAAAATTCAAACTTATGGGTTAGAGCCAGATATTGTAATTGAAGCTAAATTAAAAGAACAAGCAATATTCAAAAGAGTTATTTAAGACTCCCGGTGGAAAATTTGGAGAAGCCAAATATTGTTCGTATATTCACCCCATATTAATAATTAAAAATAAATAAAAGTTATGTCAAAAATAAATGTAAATTCCAAAAACAGTATCCTAATTAATAATAGATTATATATTACTGCTTTAAAAGCTCAAACAATTTCTAAAAAATTAAGTGAAGAGTTTATCAACACAGGAAATAATATTAATCATCCTGTAAAAGGACTTCATTATGAGTTTACGGGTAATTATTCAAGATCATAATTATGAATATTGTTCAAAAACGTTTTTTAGAAAAAGCAACATCTGAAGAGATTTTAGATTTTGCTAGTTGTCTTGATCAAGCTAGTAGAGCAGGAAAGACAGTTGAAGTAGTATACTCAGCACTAGAAACAATTAACTCAATACCCAGTATATCTCCATTACTAGCTATGCAAATAGCATGTGGGGATTGGGATGTCTAATTTAAAAAAATTAAAATATGTCAGAAAATTCAAAACCAATTACAATGGAAGAAATGCAATCTCTACATGATGAATGGTGGAATAGTTTATCCGAAGATGAAAAAATTAAACTATTTCAAGAACAAAAAGAAGCAGAAGATTACTTCTATAATCAAAAACAATCTAATAAAGATTTAAAATAATCTTACACTATTTTGAATAGCGATATTGCATTATAACGCGAAATTACGCGATTTAATACAATACTTACCATGTTATATAACACTATATAACTTTAATATAAAATTAATTATATACATTAGGACCAGTAGCTCAGTTGGATAGAGCATCTGCCTTCTAAGCAGACGGTCACAGGTTCGAATCCTGTCTGGTTCACTATTTCTTTAAGAATCATTTGGATTTAGTATATTTATACCATATATTCAAGATTATATGGGACATTATGAAGATTTTTTTATTGAAATGACACAATCACTGGATGAGAGAGGTCTAAGAGGTAAGTTTGATTCTCAATTACAAAAGATGCAATATCAAGAAAAACATCAAAGTAAGGATATTAGAGATAAGTGGAGATATGCTTTTGAAAAAATTATAAGTGATAAAAATGCTTAATCTAGATAATCTGTTTAATTTATTTCCCCCTAAGGATGTTATTGAAAACAATGATGTTCATATTGATTTTAAAGAATCCCCTACATATTATTTAGGTATGTGGAAAAAAATAATATTAAACCATATAAACTTTAATAAAAAAATCTTAACATTTTTTAAAAAAACAAATAATGAATTTGACATACAAGATATTGCTGAAGCTGGTAGGTATGTAACATTTGGAAGGGCTTGGTTTTACTTAAAAAAACTAGATCTTAATAATAAAGAGCATGTTAAAGCTATTCAAAATTACAGTGATGATTATTTAGATACATCCTTAGAATTAGGCATTCAGCATTTCCAAGAAAAAGAAGAATATGAAAAGTGTGCCCAAATCTTAAAAATATTAAAAATCTCTCAAGAAATTTAAATCTAAGCTTGGTTACCCTATTTCCCTCCGGTACCTTGGAAATACGGGAATTTTGAAAAATTAGGAATGATTAGGGAAATAAGGGATGTAGGAATAAGGGTGGATAGGGGAATAATTATTCGTATATTATATCATATTAATTAATTAAACAAAAGTCATGGATTTCAGAAATAAAACACTAGTAGACAAAAGGTTTACTCAAATCAAATCAAAAGTAAAAAATTTAGACCTTATGGTAGCTAGAGGTCAATCAACCCAGCAAGATTTTAGAAATAGTCTTAAAGATCTATATGAAACAGTTGAAGATCTTGAAACTCTAATTGAAAGAGAAACTCAAGAATTAAGAAACGGTTAAAATTAAAATAAAAGTTATGAAACTATCAGCAGAACAAATCCAATCAAATTGGGAAGAATTTCATTCTAATATAAAAAAATATATTAAGGGTGATAGGCAAACACAATTATTAGCATTTTATACTAAATTTCAAGATCGTCTTGTAATGATGCCTGCTTCACATAAAAAAGAGTACCATAATGCATTCCCAGGTGGATATATCGATCATGTAAATAGAGTAGTTAGATGTGCTCTTAAACAATATAAATTATGGGAAGAAGAAGGTGCAGATATTACTACTTTTACAGTTGAGGAATTAGTATTTTCTGCTATCAACCATGATTTAGGTAAAATGGGGGATGATACTCATGAATCTTATTTACCTCAGACTGATAAATGGAGAAAAGATAAATTGGGAGAAGATTATATGCACAATAAAGCTATTGCTTTTGCTGCTGTCCCAGATAGAGGTTTATTTTTACTCCAACAACATGACGTTAAATATACATTTAATGAAATGATAGCTATTCAAACACATGATGGTTTATATGATTCAGCAAATGAAAAATATTTAAAATCATATATGCCAGAAACTAAACCTAGAACTTCATTACCTTTTATATTACACCAAGCAGATATGATGGCCGCAAGAATAGAATTTGAAGTTGAATGGTTACCTAAGTTTAAAAATAACTTGGATGGGCAAGAAAAGAATTTTACATTAAACAACAATAGCAAAAAATCTAATGTTAAAAACAAAGCTTTAGGTTCTATTCAAAGTGAAGGTTTAAAAAACATATTCGATAAATTATGATTATAACAGGTTCAACCATAGTTATTATACTTCTTTCAATAATTGTACTTCTTTTAGGGTTTACAACTCTTAATTTACTTAGAAAAAACGAAAAAGCAGAAGATATTGTTGTTGGTTATCTTACATATCTAGATCAAATATCTAGAGTAATTGAGGCAGCCGATATTAAAATCAAAAAAATAGATATTAAAGGTTCATTTGAATCCGATGATGAGATAGGTTTTTTCTTCAAACAAATTAAAAAAGTACAAGAAATTCTAAATGAATTTCAATTGAAAAAATTTAAATAATGGATGAAATAATAAGAAAGCATAAAGCACAAAAACAAAGTAGAGTATATTTTTCAAAAGAAACAGAAGCCGCGATTGTTAGTTACAATCGCTCTTCTGATCCCGATGAACGAAGTAATTTATATCAAGAAAAAATACATTGGGCCTTTTATAAATTAACAGAAAATATTATCCATACATTTAAGTTCTATTATACTGATGGAGTTGAAAATTTAGAAGATCTTCAACATGAGATAATAACTTTTTTATTGTCTAAAATACATAAATTTGATCCTACTAATGGGGCTAAAGCATATTCTTATTTTGGTACTATAGTTAAAAGATGGTTAATAGTTTACAACCAAAAAAATTACGGAAAGAAAATTAAAAATATTTCTATATCAGATTTAAATCATTATTCACAATTAGATACTACAGATCCTGCTTTTATTACATCTAAAAGAGTAGAGGATGATGTTTCTCATGTAATTAATGTTGAAGAATTTAGTAACTATACAAATTCTAAAATACCTAAAGATTATAAATATGAAGATCGTTTATCTTTATTTGTAGATCAATATGTAAAATATTGTACCGATAGAATATATGAATTATTCCCTAAAGGAAATGATGCTACTATAGCTGATGCAATCTTAGAATTATTTAGAAAAAGAGATGCTATAGATGTTTTTAATAAAAAAGCATTATATATTTACATACGTGAAATGGTTGATGTAAAAACCCCAAAAATAACTAAAATAGCAAATAAGTTATATGGCATTTTTAAAGAAAAATATTTATTTTATTTAGACCACGGATATTTTCCTCCAAAATAGTTTTAAAAATATATATTTATAACCAAAAATTATGGGACAATTAGATTCATTAGTTTTTGGTAAAAAATCATTTTCCGATATATTGGAAGAAATTTACCAAAACCAAAAAAAGAGAGACGCTCAAGTAGTAGCTTTAATATCTGAATTAAAACCATTAGTTCAAGAAATAGGTGATGCTACTCTTATAGTACCACTTATTAAAGAATATATGGAAATTGGAGTTAAAAATGATGATGCATTAATAAAGATGGCAACTATAGTACAAAGAGTACTTCAAAATGAAGGAGATGGTGATACATTAGGCATTACAGATGAAGAAAAACAACAACTTTTAGCTGAAATGGATAAACTTCAATTAGATAAATAAATATAAATATGCCAAGATTAGCAAAAACTCTAGCATCATTTGCTGCTATATCAACAGCAACACCATCTAGAGCAAATATTTTTCCTGCAAGGGTAAAATTTGCAATGGTAGATGATAAGACCCAAAGTAAAGTGTTTAAAAACTTTGGAGAATGGAGTTCTATTGGTTGTATTTTCTTTGATAGATTAAATCAACCAAATGCTAACCCTCAATTTACTACTGATAATTTTGCTAGACCTTTATTTCCTAACAATTCAAATATACCACTACATAATGAATTAGTTTACATAATGGCTTTACCTAATAGTAATGTTCAAGCTGATGTAAATGAATTAGCATATTATTATTTTCAAGCTATTAATATATGGAATAGTACTCATCACAATGCTATACCAGACCCAATATTTGGGGATGCAAATCCAGATTCTCAACAAGCAGATTATCAACAAACAGAAGCAGGTGCCGTAAGAAGAGTAACTGATGGTGGTACTGAAATTGATTTAGGGGATGATTTTCAAGAAAAATTAGAAGTAAGAAATTTACAACCATATGCAGGAGATTTAATATACCAAGGTAGGTGGGGGCAATCATTTAGATTTGGATCAACCTTACAAGGAGCGCAGATTCCTAATCCATGGTCAAAATCTGGAGAAGATGGAGACCCAATAACAATTTTAAAAAATGGTCAACATGAAGATAGTAATGAACCGTGGGTACCACAAGTTGAAGATATAAATACAGATTTATCTAGTATTTATTTAACTTCAACACAAGAGATTCCAATTGAAGTAGCTAGTAAAAACTATAAATCATATGATTCATCACCTGAAGCACCCCCAAAATTTATAGGAGAACAAGTAATTATTAACTCTGGTAGATTATTATTTAATTCAAAAAATGATAATATTTTACTTTCATCTTCCGATACAATTAATTTAAACTCAATAAATAGTTTTAATGTAGATACACCTAAAACAATTATAGCATCTAAAGAAATATATTTAGGTGATAAAGGAGCAACAGAACCTATTATTTTAGGTAATAAATTTTTAGATGACTTTCAAAAATTATTATCATCTTTAATATCATTGTGTGGTGCTTTAGGTACTCCTATAGGATCAGGACCACCTTTTGCAATTAATGGTGCTATTCCTGGACCTGCAACTCAAACACTAGTAAAAGCCCAAAATATGTTAAATAAAATAACTCAATATAAATCAAAGGTTAGTAAATCTAAATAACAATGTCGGCATTAGGAAAATTATTAGTAAAATCTACTACCAGAGCTATAAAAAACACTGCTAAATTTGAATTAGCAGTTGATAACTTAATTGAAAAGTTTTCAGAGGCATGCCCACCAAAAAATCAACTGTTACAAATAGTTAAACAAAAGAACCAAATACAGTCTGCATTACAAAATGTATTAGGAGAATTTTCAAGAGTCAATTCAGTAGTTGATACTACTAAAACAATTGTTACAACTGTAGGAACAGCAGTTAAAGTTATTAAAGCAATTCCACTACCAACATCAGTTCCCCCAGGTGTTGGTATTCCTGTTAATGTTATTACATTACTAGCTGATTCATTAGATACTTTAGGGGATTTAGTAAAAGGAGCAAAAGCATCTCTTAAAATAGTCCCACCAGTAGCAAAAACAATTACTAGTTCAGCTGAAGTTGTATTAACTAAATTATCATCTTTAGATGGAGTTTTAAATGTATGTATTGAAGCATTATTAGATAATTTAGAATGGAAAGATAATGTAGAATATAATATAGGTAATCATGTTACTTATCAAGGTAATTATTATGCTTCTCAAATTGAACCTAATTTAAATATTCCTCCAATACCTGAAACTGTACCTATATCATGGACATTATCAGATGCCGCAAGTGCTTTAAATGAATTAATGAATGAAATAGGAAATGTAGCAGCATCATCAGGAGCTAGTGTTGATACTGGGTTAAATGAAGCAGATGATAAATTATTACTTGATAGATTAGATCCAAATTCTAATGATCCTTTATTTTACAAAAAATCAGGCTTTCCGTATAAAGATTGGAAATTAACAATAGAATATAACCCAAATAATGATTTTACTTTTCCCCAAAGAAGGATTAGAGCTGAAAATGTAAATAAATATGATGGTAATCCTTTTAAAGGAATAACTGTATATAACATATATGGGAAAAAATATTCATATAGTACTTCAGTAGCTGTATTAATTGATGAGGTTAAATTTGTTATAGAACAATTAGATACTAACTGGTATAAACAAAATAATCCAGAATATAATTCCTCAGGAACATTTGATCTAAATGCAAACTTTGAATTTAACTATCAAGGAATAGGAGAAAATACATTAGGTGAAAATATTAGTTCAAATTCAACCTCAAATACTGCCCCATTACCTCCACCAGCACCATTAGTTCCAATTCAATTTATTGCAGAGAATTTAGAAGAAAATGGAACAGAAACTAAAAAAATAATTCTCCCAACAAATATAAATAATGGGGTTTTAAATGCGATAGCAGGTAAAGTTGTAACTACTAACCCTTCTCAATCTATAGAAATAGTAGTAGATACAGGAACTAATTTTAGTTTTGGTAGTGGAAATCAAAACCAACCAGCAGAAGCAAGAGTAGAATTTACCCCAGATATATTGAAATCACTTAATAATTACACCTACCCAGATCTAGCTATAACTTATGCAACAGCATATGATGAAGAATATGTTAGAAGATTTACTTATAATGAACCTGGGGAATATACATTTAAATTACGAGTATTACATCAATATAGTATCAACACAACCGCAAACGGTAAAACTTATTTGCGATTGGAGCAATAAAAATTAATAAACATAATATTTATAATAAAAAATGAAGTCATCACAATTAAAAACGCTAATTAAAGAAGCGGTAAAAGAAGCAATTCAAGAAGAATTGAAAGAAATTTTATTGGAAGCTGTTAAGACTCCTAAAGTTGCAACAATAACATCTGCACCATATCAACCTGTTGTAGAATCAAATATTCCTCAACAACCTCAGATGAGTGCTGAAGAGAAAAGAGCAGCATATAAAAATATATTAGGTGATACAGCAGCATCCTTTACTACTAATAATGTTCCTCAAGGATTTAGACCTCAAGCAGGTTATGATTCAAGTAATGGTACATTACCATCAGGTGAAGTTGATATGTCAATGATAGCAGGATTAATGAAAAAATAATAATGGCAAGAATAATACAGAGTAAATACCCAATTGATTCAATCGCTAGAAAAGCGGTAGGGTTTTCTCTTCCTTTTAATGGTCCTGCTGTTTTTAACCCCACATTTACTACTAGAGAACAAACAAAATCTAATTTAATTAATTATTTATTAACTAATTTAGGTGAAAGAGTATTTAATCCTAATTTTGGAGCTAATTTAAGAGCTTTAGTATTTGAAAATATATTAGATAGAACTACAGATGAACTTAAAGAAAGAATACAAAATGATATTACTCTTTTTTTCCCACAAGTTACAATTGCCGAAATACAATTTAATAACCAACCAGATGATAATACAATAAATTTTACTTTAACGTATACTATTCAAAATTTTGGTATAACTGATGAAATAAACATATTACTACAATAATGGCCGATTTAAAAAGAGACATAAGATATATTGATAGGGATTTTAACCAATTTAGAAATGCTTTAATTAACTATTCTAAAACTTACTTTCCTAACACATACAATGATTTTACAGATACATCTACAGGTATGCTATTTATGGAAATGGCTTCTTATGTAGGTGATGTATTATCATTTTATTTAGATAATCAAATACAAGAAACATTTATTCAAAAAGCTAGACAGCAAGAAAATTTATACCAAATGGCTTACTTATTAGGTTATGAACCTAAAGTAACAACAGCTGCTAGTGTTGATATTGATTTTTACCAACAAGTCCCTGCAATTCAAGTAAGCGGAGAATGGGTACCTGATTATGATTATGCTATGATAATTCCAGAAAATACTTCAATAACATCTAATTTAAATGCAACCCAACAATTTTTAATTGAAGATGTAATAGATTTTTCGGCATCAGGATCTTTAGATCCAACAACAGTATCAGTATATCAAATATCAGGAACAGATCCAACATATTATTTATTAAAAAAGACAAGAAAGGCTATATCAGCTACTATACAAACCCAAGAGTTTACATTTACAGCAGCTGAAAGATTTGATACTAGAACAATACAGGCATCTAACATTATAGGCGTATTAGACTGCGTAGATACAGATAACAATACTTGGTATGAAGTACCAAATATGGCGCAAGAAAACGTATTTAATTCCATTAGAAACACAAATACTAATGACCCAACCTATAATTTAGAAGAAGATGCTCCATACTTATTACAACTAAAACAAGTTCAAAGAAGGTTTGTAACTAGATTTTTAGACTCAGGTTCATTACAAATCCAATTTGGAGCAGGTTCAACTAAATCTAATGATGAAAATATTATTCCTAACCCAGATAATGTAGGTTTAGGTTTACCATTTGAAAGAGATCAATTAACAACAGCTTTTTCACCTTTAAATTTTATATTTACAAATACTTATGGAATTGCTCCTTATAATACAACATTAACATTTAGATATTTAACAGGTGGAGGTATTGCTTCAAATGTAGAAGCAGGTGTATTAACGGTTTTAGATGATACTAATTTTAGATTTATAAATCCAAATTTAGCAAACACAGCTTTAGCAAATCAGATATTTGCTTCTGTATCATCAAATAATCCTTTAGCAGCTGATGGTGGTCAGGATGGAGATACAGTAGAAGAATTAAGATTAAATGCAGTAGGTAATTTTCAAAACCAATTAAGAGCAGTAACTAAAGAAGATTATTTAATTAGAGCATTATCAATGCCTTCTAATTTAGGCACAATAGCAAAAGCTTATGCAGTCCCTGCAAAAATAGGAGAATACCAACCCGGTGAATTACCTACAATTTTAGATTTATATGTTTTAACATATGATGCTAATAGTAATTTAAGAACAGCTTCAAAATTAATTAAAAGAAATTTAGCAACCTATTTAGCAGAATATAGAATGATTAATGATTCTATTAAATTAAAAGATGCTTTTATTATAAACATAGAAGTAGTATTTGATATAATAGTATTACCAAACTTTAATAATAATGAAACTATTACTAAATGTATAGCTTCATTAAGTAATTATTTTAAATTAGATGATTGGCAAATTAATCAACCTATAATATTTTCAGATTTATATGTTTTATTAGATAAAGTAGAAGGAGTTCAAACAGTTAAAAATGTATCAGTTAATAATCTATCAGGAGAAGCCTTAGGGTATAGTTCTTATGCATATGATATAGCAGGAGCAACTATTAATGATGTAGTTTATCCATCAATAGATCCTATGATTTTTGAAGTCAAATACCCTAATACTGACATTAAAGGTAGAGTAGTACCATTATAAAATTTAAATTATGCCAACAGGAAATAATACAATACCAAATATAAAACCTCTTCTAACTAAAGAAGATGGAACAAGGGAAGTAAAATCATTAGCAAATAGCTTTAACCAAACTAATCTAGATTTAGAAAACAAATCTCCTTTAGGAGGTCCTATTAATACTGATCCTGTTACAATAAATGGTGTTGAATATGGAGGATTCTCAGCTAAATATTCTCCAACAGAACCTTACATACAAGAAGGAAATCAAAAATCATCATTAGTAACAGTTGAACCTGGTGGGGATGTTTCAGATTTAGGAACATTAAAAGTAACAGCATTAGATATTGCATCAGATGAAGCAGGGACAAAACAAGGAGGAACGGGTGGACCAAATAGAACTAATGCTATAAATCAATATAATACAGTTGGAAGTGATGGTACATATCAATTAAAACGATATCCAAGTGAAAAAAACAATTTTACTCCCTCTCCAAGTAATGGAACACCATTAAAAAATAGAGAGGGTAAAGACGTTGAAAACCAAACCCTTTCAGCTTATACCCCTGATAACACTTATATGGATTATGTTATAGAACAAAAATCAAAACTAGACAAATTATAAGATATGGCTATATATAAAATATTTCCTGAAAAAGATGCTACATTATATACTGAATTCCCAAACCAAAACACTGGTAGGGATGAAATTTTAGAAGCATCAACATATTTAAAAAATTCACAACCTCAAGTTAGTAGATATCTTGTAAAATTTGCAACTAGTGAAATTACAAATGTAATATCATCAAAAATAGGAACTGGGAAATCTGAATGGACAGCATATTTTAGAAATTTCCATGCTGTAGTAACAGGTTTAAATTTAGATCAAAAATTAGAATTTTACCCAATATCAGGAAATTGGGGAATGGGAACAGGAAAATATAATGACATCCCAAAAGTTGAAAATGGTACAAGTTGGAATTGGGTAGATTATTCAGGATCAACTTTATGGCCTACAAGTGGATTTCCAATTTATGTAACAGCTTCCTGGTCTGGTAGTGTAACAGGAGGTGGAAATTGGTATACAGGTTCAAATTTATCATCACCTTTAAATGAAGTAACCCAATCTCAAACTTTTACATATTCAGATACAAAAGATATAATAGTAGATGTAAAAAATACAGTTGAAACCTGGTATAGTTATTCTTTAAATAATGCTAATGGTTTTGCTAATGAAGGATTTTTAGTAAAAAATACAGGATCTGTAGAATTTATTAATACTAAAAATGCAACTACAACTTTTAAATATTTTTCAATTGATACTAATACAATATATCCCCCACAATTAGAATTTAGATGGAATGATTATACGTTTAACACAGGTTCATCTAATAATACTATTTTACCTCAGGTAGAAAGTTTTATTTCTATATACAACAATCAAGGAACTTATTATTCTCAAAGTATACCAAGACTAAGATTTGCAGCAATGCCAAAATACCCTGATAGAGTATTTTTAACTGCTTCATTATATAATACAAATTATTACCTACCAGAATCCCAGTCATTATATGCTGTTAAAGATACTGAAACAAATGAATTCGTAATTGATTTTGATAGTGATTATACAAGAATCAGTTCGGATACTACTTCAAGCTTTTTTGATTTATATTGTAATGGTTTAGAACCTGAAAGGTATTATACAATTTTAGTAAAAACAACTATAGATGGTACTACTAAAGTTTTTGATGAAAACATAATGTTTAAAGTAGCTAAAGGATGAGTACAAATAAAAATATAAATTTAAAAAGACAAGTATTTGATAAAGCTAAATTTAATGAGACAGTTAATACTAACTTTACTCAATTAAAATCTGAATTAGATCCTCAATTTTTTGATTTAAGTTTGGCTACATTAGATGATTTTTGGAGCTTATATGAAAAGTTTTTTTATGATATTCCTAAAGATGGTGATATAAATTCACATTTATATTTAGTAAAAACTAGTGGTGAATATATTAATTATACCCCTCAAAAAGAAGAAATTGAAGCATTGTTAGAAGAAATAGCAGAATTAAGAACAGAAAATCTAGAAGTAAGACAAGAAATAGCAGAAGTTATAGCTAATTTCAATTCAAATTCAGCATCAGCTGAAGCAATAGATAGTCAAACTCAAGCTGGTTAAAATAAAGAATTGGATGAAATATAATGAGTCTTTAAGAAAAGAAAAAAGCAGAAAAGAGAAAGAAATTGAACTAGGTTATTCTCCTATAATGGTAACCACATCTTCAATTGAACTATCTAATCCAGTTCAACAACTGGAAGTATCAGATGTTACTAATAATAATGAAAATATTATTCCTGTTAGTGCTTCTTGTACACCCGTTAATCCTAGTACTTTATCAAGTGATGGTTTTGAATTACAAGACCAAGAAATAATACCGAGTGAAAATATTACAGGTTCATTTACACCAGGAAAAAATCTAGTAGAATTTTTTGTATATGATGCTGATAAAAATTTATCAAGTGTTAATTATAATTTTACAAATTGGACCACAGGTAAAGAACCAGGTAATGAATTACTATCAGGATCAGTTGAAGAACCTCCAACATCATCTATAACAAATGCTATTTCATTAGACCCAGCATTAAATGCTTATAATTTAGGATTTGACACAGGGCAAGTATTTACATCATATAATTTTGTAAATTATGAATTAGGGTCAAGTATTGAAGAAACGTTTTATATATCTGAAATATCCGGAGATAGAACAGAAATAGCTATTAAATCTAATTTTATATCTTCTTCTGTTGCACTTTCAGGATATCTATCTTTAAAAAATCAACTAGAAACAGCAACTAATTTTGATGAGTTCTATATTAGTTTATTTAATAATGATTATCAAATAGCTATTAATATAGATATTATTTCTGAAGATACTGACGATCCTACTATCTTAATTAAATTATATGATGCTTTACCACCCCAATTTAGTACAAAAGATGAACTATATGTTGTAACTAAAGTAGGTGAAAGTGTAGCTTATAAAATTAATTTTGTTGAAGATGTACAATTATTTATTGATAATGCTAATTATATTAAAGGGCCTAATATTAATATTTCATTACAAGATTTAGTTAATAACTCAACAACATTAAAATCAAGAGAAGATTTATTAAATACTAATGCAACATCTTCTTTAAATAATGTTTTAAATATTTTAAATCAAAAAGGTGTAGCAATTACTCCTAATTATTCATATAACACCTATAGTGAATTTGTTAATTTTTCATCAGCAAAAGAAAGAGTTAATAATTTTTACGAAAAAGTATCTCAAATCCAAGCATATGAAGCTGATATAACTTCAATACAAACAACAGTAGCAAGTAATCCAGGAGTATCAGCAATATCCCAAAGTTTAGCTAGTTTGCAAACTAATATAACTAATCTAATTGAAAATTTTGATGGATATGAAACTTATTTATATTATAATACTTCTTCTTTATATGCTTACCCTAAAAATACAGGTTCAGGCACGTCTTATCCTTATGATTTATTATCTACAAGTTCAGCTGAAGTATTAACATGGTTAGGTAGTGATGTTGAAAATAATCAATATTATGGAGGAATAATTAATTCAGCATCTATATATGATGAAAATAACCAAAATTGGTTATATTATACTATACCTCAATACATTATAGATAACTCAGATAATGTAAATTATCTAACATTTGCTAATATGGTAGGCCAATCCTTTGATGAAGTTTGGATTTATACTAAAGCATTAAGTGAAAGATATAATACTACAAATGATCCTGATTCTGGTTTACCTTTAGATTTAGCTGCTGATGCTATTGAAGGTTTAGGATTTCAAACTTTTGGTAATAATTATGATAATCAAGATAATTTTATAGGTTTAGCAGGTTATAATGATGGTGTTTATACCCCGCCAACTGGAAGTGAATTAATTACTAAATATATAGCAGTTAATAGTGGTTCTATCATTAATTATTGGGACCCAGAATATTCATTTGCTGATTATGTTGAATCCGTTACTGAAGCAGCATTTCCTTATGCTATTGATAAAGTAAGTAAAGAAATTTATAAACGTCTTTACCATAATATGGCTTACCTTACTAAAAAGAAAGGTACTATATCTGGCTTAAGACAATTAATTAATATTTGGGGTATTCCTAATACTATACTTCGAATTAATGAGTTTGGAGGTAAAAATAGAGATAACAGTAATGATTATGATTTATGGTATAATAGATTTAGTTATGCTTATACACCTGTAGCAACACAATATTTAGCAAGTTCCTCTATTTTAGTACCATGGCAACCTTTATATAGAAATTATTTAACTGACATAAATGAAGCAGGAGATAATGAATTTATAGTACCAGATGGTGTAGGTGTTAGATTTAAAACTACAGGTTTCCCATCTTCTAGTTATGCTGGTACTTTTTATAGTCAATCAATTTTAGCTAAAAAATCTAATACTACTAAAAATAGTGCTGTTGATTGGGCTATATCACTACAATATGATAATCAACCATCAGGTTCATATAGTGGATCTAGTTTTAGTGATTATTATGAATATGGAAATTTATCGTTCTTTTTATCAGGTTCTGAAAGTGAAGGTGGTACAATCCAATCAGAAAAAATATACTTACCTTTCTTTAATAGAGGGTGGTGGACAGTTTTATTACAGAGAGATACCCATGCTTCAGCTAGTAATAATTCTGCGGATGTAACATATACTCTATACGCAGCTAATAATCAATATAATGGAGCGGATGGTAATACTATAGGGTGGACAGGATCAGTAAGTGTAAGTCTTAATACTCCAGGAGCTTCACAATCATTAAATGAATCTTGGAATAAATTCTCTACAGGAGTAAATGATGGTGTTTATATAGGTGGTTATGTATCAGGATCAAATGTAGGTGTTGTAAAAAGTGGATCTGGGGGTACAAATGGATTCCAAGCAATAACTAATGGTGCTGGTAAAATATTTTCTGGATCATTTCAAGAATTTAGATATTATTCTCATGCAATTGGTGAAGAGGTATTTTATGATTTTGTAATGAACCCTGAATCAGTTGAGGGTAATTCAATTACAGGATCACAATCATCATTTGATATAGTTAATTTTAGAGCACCTTTAGGGAATGAATTAGAGCAATTATATACATCCTCAGGAAGTAATTATTATGTAACAGAAATATCTTCATCACACCCAGCAGTAACAGGATCAGCACCATCTGTAATAACGGCTTCATTTATAAACCCAGCAGATTTTTCATTAACATCTAGTTATGATTGGATAGTATATGATAATACAAGTACTAGAACTTATAGTAAACCTAATTATGAGGTTTATCAATTAGATCAACCAGCAATAGGAATTAGAAATAGGGTATCAAATAAAATACAGGATGAAAGTGGAGATGCTTATGGGAATGTTTTATCAACCCAAATAAGTATAGATCAAAACTATTTAATAAGTCAAAGTTACACTGAAGACACAAATAATTTAGAAGTAGGATTTTCACCTCAAGATGAGGTAAATGATGATATTATAGCTACATATGGTTATGGAGTAATTTCTGATGCTATTGCAGATCCAAGATTTGTAACATCATCAGATTCATATTATCCAAAATTAAGAGAAACAGCAGAAGATTATTTCAAAAAATATACTGAAGGTAATGTTTGGGATTATTTAAGATTAATAAAATATTTTGATAATTCATTATTCAAAGCAATTAAATCATATGTACCTGCTCGTACTAGTGTAACTACAGGTGTTATAATTAAACAACATATGTTGGAGCGTAATCGTCGCCCAGCTATACAAATAACGCCTAATACTACAATAGCTTTTAGTACTAGTGGTTCATTTGTTACTCAATCTACAGACACAGGAGCTACATATGGATTTGGTTTATATGGAGTAGCTAATTATGGTACTGAAGGAGAAATTGCAAGGTGGGGTGCTAATACTTTAAATGTACATAATGTGTTCCAAAATTTAGAATTAAATGCTAATATACCTTTAGGCTCTTACTCAGGAACTATTCAAACATTTACAGGAGGACATGCATTTAAATCTCCACCAGTAGATTTTACACATTTTACTTCAAGTGGTGCGGTTTCAATTACGGGTTCAACATCTTTAATTCCTTTATCAAATTCAGGATCTTTTTTCTATAGTTCTTCAGTAGCTACAGAACCTTCTACTGAATTAGATTTATTTAATTTTATACAAGCTGGATTCCAAATGACTGGCTCTGCAACTAGAATTACAATGGATCTTAATAATACTTACATTCAATCACCTAATGATGCTGAAGAATACAATCCAGGTTCTTGTTTTATAGAAACAACAAAACACATAAAATCTAAAGTCCAATGGAATCTTAGCAGAGTAGCAGATGGGAGTGATCCAGCATTAAAATTTCAAATAACTTCAAGTGAAAGAGGTGTAATATTTAATAGAACATTAACAACAGTGGGTAATGTTTCTACAATTGAGTATACATCTTCATATATGGAATTTTTCCCTGGGGAGCAATTGTATTTTAATTTTATTGGGGGTGATCAAGGCCAAGTTTATACAAATACATTCCTTAGATTTGGTGATTTAAAGGATGAAAATTCAGGGAGTATAGGTAAATTTATAGGAGATTCTGTTTCACAACAAGGATATTTTGAAAAAAATGAAACAATATCAGGTAGTGTATTAGAATGGAATGGAACTCAAGAACAACTTTATAATGGAGAATATAGTGGTAGTGTAATAACAGCAACTACCCAATCATTATTAAATAATCCATTTGCACTTGCCCCACCACCAGATACAACTTACCACTTAATAATAGATCAAGACAATGGATTAGCAGATCCAATCTCAACTACTGAACTGTTTGGGATGAGGATGTTAATATTTGAATATGACTCAGCTCAATCAGCAATGGAACAAATTGAAACGGATTTTGCTCCTTATTTAAGTACAGAGTATACAGGAGCAATAGCTATTAAACAAGCAGACTTAACAGGAGTAAATCATTTTATATATGCTATGGTAATGCCTATGAGGGTAATTAGAAATCCTTCATCTCCATCAAGTGCAGATTTAGCATTAGTAAATGGAGAATTTAGATCAGATTTATCAGTGCCCTTTCCAAATATCTCTCCAGATGAAAATATGGCGTATTCAACTTGGACTCAACCAGTTTATGATACTGCTACTAATACATTCGAATATGGTTTTAACCAAATTAACCCACTTATAAAATGGTCTCAAATGCCTGTTACAACAGGTGGTTGGGAGTTTCTCGATACAGGGTTATTAGGAAATTTAAATTCAGGTATACTTCACTCAGGGTATTTTGGAAGAACTCGTATTGTGGAAAGATATTTTGGTAGTCCTTCAGGTCTAAAAACTAATCCTCCTGCAGGAACAGAAAAATTTGTAATGTATAAATTTCCGGGTGCAGAATCTAATAAAGGTAGACCAATAAGATTAGCTGAAGTAGGTACTGGAACAGCACCAGGAAATGCAGGTACTCCTACTAGTTTTAGAAATCTTGTTAGTAATGGTACGGGGACTGAAAAAGGAGTTGCATTAACATTTAATTATAGTAAATTTGCTACTAAACAACAAAACTTCTTAAATACAATTGCAACTGCATCTTATGGACCAGGAACAGGTAGTTTATTTTTATTGGGAACATCTTTTACATCATCTTATTTCCATGATATTGGAAATTGGGTACCATCAGCATTAGTATTTAATAAAAATAGTATAGATTCTCAAGGAAATCTTATTAATAATGAAAGTACATTGTTAAATGAAAATGTTGATTTTGCATTTAATTTAAATGTTAGTCAAAGTGGTAGACCATTTTTAGATAGTACAAATGTTTTGGGAAGTAGATTTGTACAAAGTTTAAATCAATTAAATGGTGTAATATCATCTAATGATAATTCAATGATTGGTTATTCATATGTTGCAAATTCAATGGGTGTGAATGGTACTAGAGTATTAAGTGGGTCAGCAGCTGGATATGTTTCAACTGCTGTAAGTTCTATGAATTTAGATGACGATGGTGGTGGATTCTCAGTAGGACAAACTTACACAACAATAAATAATAATACAGGAGTAGATTCAGGTATTGTAATTAGAGTAGATACAGTTGTTGGATCCGGTGGTATTGCTACATTTACTATAATAGATGGAGGTAGTGGAAATACTAATGGAGATGAAATTGAAACTAACAAAGGTAGTAATGAGGCTATGTTTTTAGTTACAGGAATAGCAACAGCCCAAAATGGTATATATTCATCTTCATTTGCTAATTCACAATTTATATCATTTAATCCTACAGCACCAGATGAAACTAGTTTTTATAATACAGCATTTAATCCATTAATTAATAATGCATCTTCAAGTGTTAAAAACACTTACATTATGAAGGTTGAATATGATGATGGTGAAGCAATACCATCAAATATTTTACCTATTATTAGTAGAACAGCTGAGAAAGCTCAAATACCAGATAGTAATTATACTACAACTAGAATAATTAACCCTAGATATGTAGGTAGTAGATTACAAAGTGCTGATTACAATAATTATACTCCTGCAACATCAAGTATTACATTTTTAAATGCATTAAGTGGAAGTGCAGAATCACAATCAGCTTGGAATGGGGATGATAGCTATGCTAATCAAGCAGTAATTAATAAAAACCCAATTTATTTTGCCCATTTCAAATCATCATTTAATAATTTAAATCTTCCTGGAACTTATACATTTGAAATTGATTCATTAATTTTATCACCTTCATCAAGTGTTCAAGGTGAAAAAGCACCACAAACACCAGTAGTAATTAAAGTAGATGGTAGTGGAAACGCACTAACTGAAGTTAGAAGTACATTTGAAGTAGATAGAAAAGTAGCAGTAACATACGATTCTTTAAAATTTGCTAGTGTAAATTATGCTAAATTAAAAACTGGGGATAATGTTATATTTCAAGGAGCTTTAGAAATGTTAACAGTGGGAGCTTCAACAACAGGAGAAGAAGGACCTATAGATCAATTTAGATACCCAACATTTACACCAACTATGTCGTTTAATTCATCAAGTTGGGTTGATGGAGGAGGTTCAGCAACTAATTATACTGAAGTATCTGCATCTTTAAAAGTTTTTGGTATTAATACAAATGATGGGTATTTAGCGACAGGGAGTAAATGTTTATTTTTAAGAGGATCTGGTGGTTTTATGTCAGCACCATTTAGAAATGATGGAAATGGTGTTCAATATGTAAGTGGTCCTGGATTAGCTATAATAAATAGTATGAATCATTGTGTAAGCCAATCTCTTACTGGATCCATAGTTGTTCAAGAATCTGAAAATAGAATTATACCAGGAATTCCTCAGTCATTGTCTCAATCATTTTCAGAAAACCCAGGTTTAAATGAAAAGGGTATTTATTATTGGAGTCAAAACTTTACAGGTAGTAATTTAGGTGGTTATCGTGCCTCAGAAGGAGCTATACCATTTTTAATAAAAAAGAATGATGAAATAGAATGTACTTTTGTAAATAATACACAACTAGCAGCAACAGATGGAAAAAATTATGAAACAGTAACATTTATTGTGACATCCATAAGTGGGTCAGTCCCAGGTGATTCCGAAGGTCCACCTACGGCACCTGTAGAAGGAGAATTTTCTGGTTCATATTGCAACTCTACGGTATGTTTTCAAGCTAAACCTATGGCAACAGCAGCAGGTGTTACTAACATTAGAAATAAAATTAATGTATACCCAGACCCATCAACCTATAATATAGTTGGGGGATTAATAGGTTCATTTACAATTAGAAGAAGAGTAAATGCTGATGATAGGGTAATTGTTTATCAAACCGCACCTATAAATACTGGAATAGGTGAAACAACAGGATCAGGTGGTGGGTTCTTAATACCAAATGACTTTTCACCTCAACAAAAAAGAAATGCTTTAACATTAATTAACCAACTAAAACAGAAAAATGCATTTAGGGATGATTCAGAATTACCAGATCCAGTTAAATAATCACTTAAATCAATAAATTTAAATTATAACTTGGAGTAGAAACTAAAAAATTATATATTTATAACTAAAACACATTTAATATGGGATATTTAAATAATCAGGTAGTAACAGTAGATGCTATCTTAACAACAAAAGGAAGGGAACTCTTGGCAAGAGGAGATGGTTCTTTTAATATAACACAATTTGCTTTATCTGATGATGAAATCGATTATACTTTATATAATCCAACCAACCCATCAGGATCAGCTTACTATGGAGAAGCTATTCAAAATATGCCCCTATTAGAAGCATTTCCTGATGAAGGACAAATGTTAAAGTATAAATTAGCAACTCTTCCTAGAGACACAGCTAAAATGCCAGTACTTGACATTGGTTTAGGTTTAGTTAAATTAGCTCAAACAGCTCAAACTACAATTAATCCACAAACATTAAATTATTTAGGTAATAATTCAGTTGTAGAATCATCAGGATATGTATTTACATTAAGTAATGCAACACAATTTCAATCTATAGTAGGAGCAGGTATTGATACAGATGCTGCACTTACTTTAAATTCAACAACAACTAACGGAACAGATGTATCAAAAACAGTAATTGGAACTTCGCTTACATTAGTAGCAACAGGAATTAATACTTTATTTGGTACAGTAGGAACAGCTACATCTACATTATATAGTTTATTAACTATAGTAGGTAGAGATTCAGGTGCAAGATTACAAGTTCCAATTAATATTACTAAAACATCATAAAAAAATAAACTATGGCTGGAGCATTTCAAACATTAGACCCAAGAGATTTACTTATTAGTAATGAAAATGTTACCAATACGGTCTGGTTAAACAATTCACCTACAATAACGGCGTATTACACATCATCAGTTCAGGTAGCAAGTACAACAGGACAGTTTTATTATAATGTATTCTTCGGCCCTGCGGCAACAGGATCAGTTCAGTTTGCAATTACTTATTGTGATCAAGATGGTAGTGGAAGTTTACTATATAATCCGAATGTAAATCAATTTTCACCATCAAGAACAAATTATGGTCAATATAGATCATTAATTATTGGAGATGAAGGTAATTCATTTGTATTTGGTAATCAATCAGCATCTTATTTTTATGCTTTACCTGTTGAAAGATCAGGATACAAAGAGGAATTACTTCCAGGAGTAATGACTTTATGTATATCAGGATCTGGAGCTAGTGATGAGTTATATCTTACAGATGATAGTAAATTAGGTGGAGCAGCTGTATTTTCAGAAGCAGGTAGAATATATAATTTAGTATCAGGTTCAGCTGGAACTGTTTTTACAGGAGTAAATGCTAATGGTTGGACGGTAAATTCAGGATCATATGGTTGGTTTTTACCAGATATTGGAACTGTATTATTAAATGGACCTGCATTACAAGGTACTTTTGCTGAAGGGGGTATTGCTTTAGCAACTACACGAAATTCCAATCAGGCTGATAACAACCCAGAAAAATTATTTAATAGATTAAATTTAGGAGGAGCAGCAGCAACATCCCCTGGTTGGACTTTAAACTCAAACGAACAATTATCATCTGATTTTGTATTTGTTAGAGCAAGAAGTGATGAATTTAATTACTCAACTAACCCATCATTTATTTCAGGTTCTACAGGAGCTGTTTTATTTGATTCATTTATTAACGACCCACAAGTGTATATTACTTCAGTAGGTCTTTATAATAATAATCAAGAATTAGTAGCAGTAGCTAAATTATCTAGACCATTATTAAAAGATTTTACTAAGGAATTACTTGTAAGAGTTAAGTTAGACTTCTAATGAATGAGCGCATTCAAACAATTTACAACCAAGGACGTTACTGTAACGCCATTTATAGCAGATAAAGGATTTGATATTTCTGGTAGTAATATTACTGCCTCTGAATTTGGTATAAATGTATATTATGGAGCAAATGAAACTGTAGGCACATCTACTTATGATGCAACAACGGGATTCGTTTTTACATCATCTCAAGGAAATATCTATAATAGTGCTAAACATCTTTATTACACAAATTTTTTAACCCAAAGTACAGGTGATTTTGCAACAACACAAAGTGTAATTCCTGGGGCAATGAGGGAAGATGATTATTTTTATGGTCCTATTATAGCACCAAGATTTGAAAATTATTTACAATCAACACTTACCCAATCTAGATTTTTCCCTACAGGTTCTGGTGCTGCGGGAGTGATTTCTACATTTTCATTACCCCAAAAATTATTTGGTGAAAAAATAATGCCTTATACTTTTAAACTCCAATATACAAAATCAGGTACTTTTCCAACTGGACTTCTTATAGAAGATGATGGCGAAGGAAATCTTATAAGTAGTTCAATTAGCTCATCAGGTGGAGATTTAAATACAAGTTTAATTGTAGGTCAAATATTTTATTCTCAAGGTATAGCTGTATTTACTACTGGAAGTAATAATGGTAGTATTTTAGCAGGTTTAGGTAAATTTTTGGGTACAACCCAAGGTGCAACCCCAGATCTAGATAATTTAAGAATTCAATTTTCTTCATCATTAACAATATTTGAACAACAATATAAATGTACAATTTTAGAAAATGAGTTTGGATACTCAACTAATCCATCGTTACTTACTAACGGAGGTGGAACTGGAAGTTTAAATGTTGAATATTATCCGTTTGTTACAGCATCATACTTCACCCCATATGTTACTAGTGTTGGATTATATAATGAAAACACTGAATTAGTAGCGGTAGGAAAATTATCATTCCCAGTCCCAATTTCACAATTTACGGATACAACAATAATAGTCAATTTCGACGTATAATGAACAATTGGACATATCAAAATCAGGAAGTAGATACAGTATCTGACTTTCCTGATAATACTTATGGATTTGTATACTCTATAACTCATTTACCTACAGGTAAAAGATATATAGGTAAAAAAATATTATTCTTTACAAGAAAAGTAAAACTTACAAAAAAAGATTTACTAGAATATAAAGGAGTAATAGGTAGAAGACCTTCATATAAGCTAGCAGTTAAAGAATCAGATTGGAAAACATATTGGGGATCTAATAAAGAAATGTTAGATCTTGTAAAATCTGAACCTGATGAAAATTGGGAAAGAGAAATACTAGAATCAGCATCCACCAAAAAACTATTAACTTACTATGAAACAAAATATCAAATGGTTTATCAAGTATTAGAAAAACCAGATGAATTTTGGAATGATAATATTTTAGGTAAATTTTACACTAAAGATTTCCAATAGTATAGCTTTGATGTCTAAAATTAGTTTTGTATATTGATGGAACATGGTAAACGAACTATTAATTAATCTAGTAAATTCAGTACTAGGATCTGGTAAACGTACTGCACGAGGCAACCAAGCTCATACTTGTCCTTATTGCAACCACCATAAACCTAAATTAGAAATAAATTTTTCCGAGAATAAAAAAGGTTATAACCCATGGCATTGTTGGGTGTGTAATAAAAAAGGTACTAGAATCTCCTCTTTATTTAAAATGGTTAAAGCATCATCTGAAAAATTTGATGAATTGTTTAAATTAATAGGTAATGAAAAAGAATACAAAGCTAAAGATAGTACTAAAATTCAATTAAAATTACCTGAGGAACTTAAACAATTTTCAGATATTACTACATCAAATATTGAAGGTAGACGTGCTTTATCTTATTTAAAAAATAGAGGTATTACTGATGATGATATAATTAAATATAATTTAGGATATTGTACATCTGGTAGATACCAAAATATGATTATTATTCCTTCATATGATGGGAATGGTCATTTAAATTATTTTACGGGTAGATCATTTGAAAAAGATCCATATATTAAATACCGTAATCCAGAAACATCAAGAGATATAATTCCATTTGAATTATTTATTAATTGGGACTTACCATTAGTATTATGTGAAGGACCTTTTGATGCAATAGCAATTAAACGTAATGCTATACCTTTATTAGGTAAAAATTTACAACAAAATTTATTAATGAAAATAGTAAGATCAACAGTAGAGAAAATATATATTGCTCTAGATTCTGATGCTAGAAAGCAAGCACTAAAGTTTGCTGAACAGTTTATGGATGAAGGAAAGGAAGTCTACTTAGTAGAACTCGAAGGGAAAGACCCTAGTGAAATGGGATTTACCTATTTTACAAATTTAATCCAAAGTACATTTCCATTAACACAATATGATTTAATGGAAAAAAAATTACAACTAGTATGAGTAAAAAGAATATTAAAAAGTCCTATAATAGGATTTTAGAAATCAGTGAGGATGCAAAGCAAATCACACTACCAGATTCAAGGTATTATAGACGAAATGGGAAATATTACCCATCAATTACCTATGTACTACAATATTACCCAAAAGGCAAATTTTTCCAAGAATGGTTAAAAAAAGTTGGTTATAGTGCTGATTGGATAGTTAAAAAAGCAGGTGAAGAAGGTACTTTAGTACATGAAATGTGTGAAGATTATCTTAATGGGAAAGAATTAAATTTCTTATCACCAAGTGGTAATCCAATGTATAACCCATTAGTATGGCAAATGTTTTTAAGATTTGTTGATTGGTGGGAAACTTACAACCCAAAATTAATTGAAACTGAAGTACACATATTTTCAGATGAATTAAAAGTAGCAGGTACTTGTGATATGGTATGTGAAATTGGTGGTGAGCTATGGATTATTGATTTTAAAACATCTAACCATTTACAAACAACATATGATTTACAAACTGCAGTTTATGGTAAATGTTATGAAGAATGTTATGGTAAAACTCCTGATCGTTATGGTGTGTTATGGTTAAAATCTTCTAAAAGAGGTCCTAAAGAAGGTGCAATGCAAGGTAAAGGATGGGAAATGTATGAATCAAAACGTACACAAGAAGAAAATATTGACATTTTTAACACAGTTAAAAAATTATTTGATTTAGAAAACCCAAGACACAAACCAGTATTTACTGAATTTAGAACTACAGCTAAACGAAATTTGTGATATTTATAACAAAATATTCACTTTATGATATCATTAGTAACATTATTGAAAGAAGCAACTGAAACCCCAAAAGCAATTATATTAGCTGGGGCACCAGGTGCTGGTAAAGGATATATATTAAAAGGTTTAGATTTAGGTGGTTTAAAAGTATTAAATATTGATAATATTTTTGTTAACATGCTTAAAAAAGCAAATGTATCTTTAGATTTAAAAAACGCAACACCAGAAGAAAGAAGCCAACAAGCTAAATCTATGGCAGCTGCAAATAAAGAATTTAAAGGAGATGTTGCAAGTGTAATTTTAAATAAAGAATCATTTATATTAGATGGTACGGCTGCATCATTAAGAAATACTCTTAAGCTAAAAGATGAATTAAAGGAAGCAGGGTATGAAGTATTTATGCTTTATGTTTATACTGATTTAGAACGTTCATTAAGACAAAATCAAAATAGATTTGAAAAATCAGGTGGTGAAGATAGAAGTTTAGCACCTGCAATTGTATTACGTACTTGGAAAAATGTAACTGATAATTTACCTGAATATGCTAATGCATTTGGTGATAATTTTGTAGCAGTTGCTAATACTTTAGAAGGTCAAAAAATTGGAGATATAGAAAAAATAGTTCAAAAATACCTTAATCCATTCAAACCAGAAGGTACTAAACCTAAAACACCAGCTCAACAAAAAAAATCTGACGAACAAAAAGCAGAATTAAATGCTGAAATTCAAGATATGTTAAGTGATGAATTTTTATATGATGTAATTGAATACACTATGTCTAAAGAAGAAGCACAAATGAGATTAAAACAATTTTTAAATGGGTAAAGTAATAGCAGCATACGGAGGTGGTTTTAAACCACCAACAAGAGGTCATTTTGAAATAGTACAAAAAGCTCTTAATGAGTTTCCTGAAATAGATGAATTTTTTATTTATGTAGGGGGTAAAGAACGTAATGGTATTGATCAAGCTGAAGCTATTCAAGTTTGGGAAATATATAAAAAATATTTAGCTAATAAAATTGATATTCAACCTGCTAAACAACCAATTAAAAGTGTATTAGATTTAGCCAAAGAAAATCCTCAGGATATAGTATATTTTATTTTAGGTTATAGAGAAGGCAGAGAAGATGATACTCAAGATATAACAGATAGATCTAAGTTAGAAGAAAAATATCCAAATTTAATAGTAAAAACACTAGGAACTCCAGATCCAAATATGAGTGGAACTAATGCTAGAAAAGCAATAGCTGATGAAGAAGAATTTATAAAATTTTTACCTGATGAAGTTGAAGAAAAATCTGAAATTTGGAATATAATAAGACCAGCAGTAAATGAAAATGACCCTAAAAAAGGTACAGGTAAAAAACCTGAAGGATCAAAACGTAGATTATACACAGATGAGGATCCAAAAGATACAGTAGGTATAAAATTTTCTACTAGACAAGATATAGTAGATACATTAGGTAAAGCATCTTTTAAAGCTAAATCACATGCTAGACAATCTCAAATTATTAATTTAATACACCAAAGAGTAAGAGCAGCGTATGGTAGAGCAAAAGATCCTGCTGTAAAAAAACGATTAAAAACTGGTTTAGATTATATTACAGATAAAAAAGAAGCATCTAAGAAAAAGACACAACGTTTAAAAAATCAAAAAGAAAATATAGATCCTAAATCACAAAAGCAACATAAAGGTAAAGCAGCACCATTTGGCTCAGCATATAAACCATTAAGTGAAGAAATAGTAGGTAGTAAAATACACTGTAATAACTGTGATTGGAGTTGGGAGATTGAAGATGGTGGTGCTGATTTGTTTATTTGTCATAAATGTAATCATGATAATACTGAATATATAGAAAGACAAAAGTTTACAATTAATGAAAATGCTACTTATACTAAAAAAATTAATTTAATAGATATTTTAGCAACTTTTACTCAACATATGTTAGATATAGGTATGAATATTTCTCCATTACCTAAGTTAGAATTTATAGATGGTGATAGTGAAAATGCTAGTCAATTTTTAGGCAAAACTGCGTATTACGACCCAAATACCCAAACTATAGTACTATATACGGAAGGTAGACATCCTAAGGATATAACGCGTAGTTACGCGCATGAAATGGTACACCACATGCAAAATTTAGAAGATAGATTAGGCAATATCCAAACAACAAATACACAAGAAGATGATAATTTAAATAATATTGAAGCTGAAGCTAATTTAAAAGGTACAATGACATTTAGAAATTGGACTGATAGTTTAAATGAAGATAAATCTTATAAACATAAATTTGGATTTAATGATAAATTAGGTAAGGATCCATTTGGTTTAAATCAATTTGCTAGAGAAATAGCAACAGAAGTTGAAGACGTTATGAATAAAGAAAAAACAAGTTATAAAATATTTTCAGATATGGATGGTGTTTTAACAGATTTTGATAAATCATTTTTAAAATATTCAGAAGGAATACCACCAAGAGAATATGAAAAAACATATGGTAAAGAAAAATTTTGGGAATTAATTGATGGTAAAGGTAAAGTAGGATTTTGGGTAGGAATGCCTTGGATGGAAGATGGAAAACAATATTGGGATTATATTAAAAATTATGACACAGAACTACTATCTTCACCTTCAAGATCATCAACATCTAGATTAGGTAAAAGATTATGGGTAAGAAATAATATGCCTGGAATTAAATTAACGTTAGCTCAAGCGGCTAAAAAACAAAATTATGCAGCACCTAATCATATACTAATTGATGATAGACCTTCAAATATAGATCAATGGAGATCACAAGGTGGAATTGGTATATTACACACATCAGCTGCCGATACAATATCACAACTTAAAAAATTAGGATTATGAGTACATTAAATGCAATAAATGGAGGTTATACAGGAGGTTCTCCTAGAGTAAGAAGTGAAAATGTTAAAGATTTTGCTCCCCAAGAACCAGTACAAAAAATATTAATAAATGATTTAGTAAAACAAATAAAAATATGGAAAGTTGATGGTAAGCTTACTTCAGAAGAAATACAAACAATAATTGCAGAATTAAAAAAAATATAGTTATGAGTAAAGTACAGGGGTTAAATAAAGAATTTACTGAAAAAGATGTAAAACGTATGCGTAATCTTATTCAAGGTAAACACGGAGAAAAAGTAGGTCAAAGTGTAGGTTATGCTAAAAAAGATATACATTATAAAGAAGGTGATGTTTGGGAAATAGATGGCCGCAAATGGACTATTAAAAATGGTATTAAGCAAAACATAACAAAATTAGATAAAGCTAAAAAAGCTCATTTAATGCCTTTATTTTGTCCTAATTGTAGATCTAAAATGCATACTGATATTGATAAACCATATTATAATATACATAAAAAATGTTTTAACTGTGTTGTTGAATTTGAGCATCATTTAAAAACATCAGGATTATATGAAGCTTATGTTAAAAAAATTAACAATGCTGACATTGATGGTGTTATAGAAGAATTTAAATTATTTATAGAATCCGAATTATCTATATCAAATAATTCATTTATTACAGAGCAAGGTGATGTTGAAAAATGGGTTGGTAGACCCAATGCCGAAAAAGTTTTAGAAGGTTTAGCTAAAACTATTAAACATTTAGAAAGTATCAAAAGTAAATAAATCTTTATATATTTATAAATAAAATTAACATGAGCAATTTCGATATTCATTCTTTTTTCAAAAATCAATATATAAACGAAGCGATTAATTCTAAACTTAATTCTAATGAAATGAGTAAAGAAGAAGATGCTAAAATATTAATATCTGCTGTAGAAGAAGCAGTTGGTGGGATTGATGATAGATTTGGATCAGGAGGATATAATGGTAGAGATGGATATTATTTAAGAGTATATGATTTAGAATATTGGGAAGATGAAGAAGTTGATGCTATTAAAAAAGCATTCGAAATGGCAAATACCCAAACCGAAAAATATGATTTTGAATTTTATAGTGTAACTGATTATGATGAGGATCCAGGTGAAAGAACATACCCGGCTTCAATATCATTTTTTGCTGTGGAAAAACCAGTAAATGAAATAGATATGAATGATCCTGTTGTAATGAAAGCAAGAGCGGCTAAAATGGCTGATGAAAAAGAAATGGCTAGACAAGCATCATTAGATAAAAAATATGGTTCTACATTCATGGATAAATTAGATGCTGAAATAAGTTTAAAACAAGAACTTCAAGATCTAAAAGACGAAAGAGAACAGCTAATGATAGATATGGAGCAAGAAGCAGAACCAGAAGGAGGAGAAATAGCTGATAGATACGGTTCTAGACTTAATGACATTGATGCTAGAATGGCTGAAATAAAACCTGAATTAGATGATTTAAGAATGTATGAATCAGTTAATGAAAGTTCTTCTTCTGAAGAAAAAAGAATTGCTATGCGTGCTATTAAAAGTATTGCTAAGTATAGAGGTGTTAGTGAAGATGAAGCAAGAAACGATCTTATGAGAGCAGCTAAAGAATTAGGTAGTTTAAAAGAAGCAATACTAGATATTAAAGAAACTATTGAATTAGGAAAAAATTTAAATGAAGAACTTTGCGCTAAAGGTAAAGCATATAGAAAACGTAGAATGGCTGCAGGTGAAAAATCATCAGCTTACTTATCAGGACGTGCTGTTAAAGTATGTAAAGGTCAAATGAGTGGTAGGAAAAAAAAGAAGTAATGAATAACTTTGATTTAAAAAAATATTTATCTGAAGGTAAATTAACTGAAGATATTCCTGTAGAAGAAATGGAATCTTTTGCTGAAGGTAGAGGTGAAGGCGCAGAAACAATAGCTGACAATGCTAAAGAAAAAGGTGGTAATTCAATGTTGACTTATCACCATTTTAAAGTTAAAGCACCTTATTATAAAAAAGCAACAGATGGTAATTTTGATAAAGATGAATTTACTGAAGATTATAAAGGATTTTTGGAAGAATTATATGAAAAAACTAAAGATGGTATGAACATTGAACCTATAGCTTTTCAAGAGATTATGGGTAAAATTGAAGTATTAGGTGAACTTTTAGTTGAAAATAAAGAACCATTAAATGAAGCAGAAGAAGACAGTAATATAGTCCCTGAAGCTGAATTAATTTTACCTAGAGGCAAAAAAGTAGTATTACAAGCTGAAGACACAGATTATAAAAGAGGTTTAATAGTTGAACTACTAGACAATGGTGGTTATGAGATGGCCTACTGGTATGATAAACCAGATAAACCATACCCAGTTGAAATATTAGTTGATGGTCAAAGTATTAAGGAAGATGGTAAAATCGTTGAAATGAAATTTCACCCACAAGATTATTATGATAAACAATAGATAATAATGACTAGAGAAAGATTAGATGAAATAATACAAGAATCCCTACGTGACTGGTTTAAAAAAGAAAACTGGGTTCGCATCAATACTTCAGGTAATATTGCTGGTGATTGTGGTACTATGAAAAAAGGTAAAGCAACTACTAGATGTTTACCTAAGAAAAAAGCTCAATCTTTAACTAAAGCTGAGCGAAAAGCAACAGTTGCTAAAAAGGTTCGAGGAGATAAAAAAGGTAAACAATTCGTTAAAAATACAAAAAAAGCAGAATACAAGAAAAAATAACAATAATCACGTAAAAATACGCGATTAGGAACTATTTCGATATATTTATAAATAAACCCAACTAAAATAAAAATTTAAAATGAAAAAATCTGAATTAAAAGAAATTATAAAAGCATCATTTCTTGCTGAAGCTGAGGATTCCAAAAAAGGAAATAAAGAAGAGCAAAAGCGTATGGAAGGTGCTATCCGTGATGATAGAGATCATATAAAAGATCTTGAAAAAGACATTAAGGATAACGAAGAAAAATTAGCTAAACTTAAAAAAGACTTTAAAGATGACGTTTCTGAAGAAATGAAAAAAGATGATGTTGATGAAGCTATGAGAGGTGGAGATGACGTTGATGAAGCTATGCGTAACAGATATGAAGATGATACAATGAGAGAAGCTGAAGAAGTTAATGTTGAAGATAATGAAGACATTAATGTTGACGTTGAAGATGATATTGATATTGATGATGTATCTAAAAAATCAGAAATTGAAGTTGATTCTGAATTAGCAGGTGAAGATGCTGATGTAGCAGCTATATTAGGTCTTTTAACAAAAGCTCAAGCAAATGCTAAAGATTTAGGTGATGAAAAACTAATGGATCAAATCGGAAATACTATTACTTATTATACTAGAACTCATGTTGTTGCTGAAGAAATGAAAGATGATATGGATGAAGCTATGAGAGGTGATATGGATGAAGAAATGAAAGATGATAAAATGGAAGAAGCTATTAATTTAGATGAATCATTATCAAGATTTAGAAAATTAGCAGGATTAGACAAATAAAAAAGTTATTAAAATAAAATTTATAAAGATGAATACTCAAGAACTATTCGAAAGATTAGATGTTCTATTTGAAACATTTAAAGATGAGCATGGAAGTAAATCCAAAGCTGCTCATGGTCGTGCAAGAAAAGCATTAGGTGAAATTAAAAAACTTGTAACTGAATACAGAAAAGCATCTGTAGCAGAAGATAAAGCAAAATAAAATGGCGATAAACGAACGTAAACTGTCTAAAGACGAACTTAAAAAAAGGGAAGACATTATCATGAAAATGAAAGGTAACAAACGTGACCTTGTAAAAAAATATGGTAAAGATGCTGAAGCAGTAATGTACGGACGTGCCACTAATATGGCTAAAAAAGCTACTGAAGAATCAAAAGATTCTAAATTAACTGAGTTAATTAAAGATGCTTTAAAAAATCCTAAAAAAGCTGATTTAGATAAAGATGGTAAATTATCTGATTATGAAGAAGCAAGAGGAAAAGCTATTGAAAAATCAATAGAAAAGGATAAAGTAGAAGAAGTAATTCCGTTGGAGAAAGATTTTACTTATGATTATGAAGATATAGGTCAATTTTATTTAGAGGGTTTTGGTAAACCATATTCATTAAATAATAGTGAATTAGAGATATTAGGTAAACAAATTGTTGATAGATTATATAAAGGAGATATTGGTAAAGCATATGATGATCTAGTAAAAAGAAGCAACGTAGATGAGGATTTAGATTTAGGTCATGAAGATAATGAGCCAGGTATGATTAAAGGTGATTTATATCAAATTGGTAAAGCATCTATGGAGTTATACAAAGTACTAGATCAATTTGATGATGCGGGTGAAGTAGATTTACCTTCATGGTGGCAAAGTAAAATATTTAAGGCAAAAGAGGCTGTGGTTGGTGCTCAAGAATACCTTGAATTTGAACTTAAAGAACCACAAATTGATGCAATAGTAGATGATGCTACCCTAGAAGAAATGGGCCAATTAGGCACAGATGATGATACAGGGTTTACTCCTAACTTATATACACCGAATGAAGTAGGCGATGAAGCAGTTCACCAAAGAGCAGCATCGGGGGCATTTGAAGAAAACTTAAATAAAGACAAAGACATGAAAGAACAAAGTAATGCAAATTCAAATTATGGATCAAATGATGGTTCAAATGAAAATTCAAATGATAACTTATCTTCATACTCAGGACTTAAAAAATTCGTAGCAGAAAAATTAGCTAAAGAATTAAAATCATCAGAAATTGATTTTGAAGAAGTTGAGGATGCAAATACAAGTGGTGTTGGTGATGGTTTAGCTGAAGATTTACTTAAAAAAGGTGGTAAAATATCTAAAGCATTAGAAGCATTAGAAAAAGCAGCGGCAGATGCTAAGATATCTGGTGATGCTGCAAAAGAATTATTTGCTAAATTTAAAAAAGAAATGGCACTAGCAGAACAAATGCCTGGTGACCCAGAAAGGTTTGTTGGCTCAGGTGGTGATGAAATTGACTCAGATAACATTGATAATGTAACAGTTGATAGACCAGATAAAGATGCTGAAATAGGATTTGCATTAGATGAAGAAGAAACTAATGAATCTTTTGGTTCATTAGCTAAAAAAATTGACAAACAAAAAGGTAAAACTAAAAAAGATGCAGCTAACATAGCTGGATATATAGCTAATATTAAAAGAAAAGGTGGTGGGTCAGGTCCAACTACAAAACAAAAGAAAAGAATGGCTGAAACCGTTCTTAAACAACTAAGAAAATAACATGACCAAAGCAGAACTAAGGGAAAAGATAAGATTACTCGTCCCAACTGTTGTTGGTAATAAAAAACAAGCTGAAGCAGCTGCAGTTGAGTACGACGAACTTACAAAATTCCCAGAATTAAAAGCAGTAATTGTTGACTTATTAACACATGAGTTTGACAATTTTCTTGCATCTATAGATTGGGTAGCTCCAAAACCTACTACGTTCAGAATTAATTTAAAAAACGATCAAGATTTTTATTTAATATATTCAAGAACAAGTTGGATAGCTCAAGTTGAAGGTAAAAAATATTATTTACTTAATTTACCAGAAGAAGAAAGAGCTACTGAAGCAATTGCTCGTATATTAAGATATGGAACTGCATCATCAGGTGAAGCAGCTGATACTGATAGTGGTGGTGAAGATGTTGATGTTGAAGTAGATGATAACGTTGATATAGATGTATAAATGGATAATATAACTAAATATTTAAATAGGATAGCATATAAATTTCCTAAAGGATATCCTGACATGAATAATGATCAGGATGTTTTGTTATTAGAATCACTTATTAGTAAGTTAGGTATTAATATTGGTGAAGATCAATTTATTCAAAAAATAAATGAAGATATTAAAGGTAAAGCAACTTTATTTGAAACAGCTTTAGTAAAAGCATGGTATGAATTAAAAGAAGAGGAAGTACCTGAGGGAAATGCCCCAACAAAAGATCTAGCAGCCTTAACTACTGAAATGGTTGAAGATGCAAAAAACATACTAAAACAAACAAAACTAACAGGTGGAAGCGAAGCATACCAGCTTGGATCTTCATCAGCAGGTTTAACATCATTTTGGAAAGATCATGGAGCTACAAATACAACACCAAAAACAGATATTGTAATAGATGGAAAAAAGATTTCATTAAAAGTAGGTCCATCTCAACTTATGTCAGGTGCTGGAAATGAATTAACAGCAACTTTTTATGCTGCTCTTAAAAATACACCTAATGTTAAAAAAGAAATAATAGATGATATTTCAAAATCTATTAAAGATGTATTTGTTAGAGGAACAACTAAACAAGGTAATGTAAGACAGGCTAAAAAAGAAGGTAATGATGCCGTTTTAAACAAAGCTGTGGATGAAATGGGTATTTTAAAGGTTAAAATTGCTGATTTTTTAGAAAATAATAAAGATTTCCAAACAGCCTTTGCTTATGAAGCAGCAACGGGATCAGAAAAATTTGGAAATAATGATGGTACTGCTAATTATATATTATCGATTTCATCAAATTATAAAAATGGTGTATTAAAACCAATAGATTTAGATTATGCTTCTAAAATAGCTAGTAAAATAAAGTTAGATATTAATATGAAATCTGGTTCTCAAAAAGTAAAGGGAATAAAAACAGGAAAATATAATTACTATACAGTTTTAAGAGCTGGATTAGCAGACTTATTCCAGGATGCTTCTGATGGTATAACTGTAGATAATGAAATAACCTTATAATGAAATAATATGTGTAAAAAATGTGGATGTAATACGTGTGAAACTGAAAGTACAATGTTAGTACTTAATGAGAGCAAAGCTCCGGCGACTATATTGTCTGAAGGTTTAAAGCACCATATAGACACTAATAAACCGCTTACTGAGCATTTATATCGTGCTGGCTCACGTGCTTACTTTGATTTATTTGCAGAAGCAAGATCATTATATAGTAGAGGTATTTTAGAATTTACTCATGAAGATGATGTAGCTTTACTTACAGAAACTAACTTAGGTCATTTTGGCATGTTTGAAGGTAAAAAAGTGCCTTTAGATTTTCCTATTGAATTAAATGAGCAAATGGATCTTGAAGATGAGTTAGCAAATATGGAATTTGGAATGGATTATGATCAATTAGGTGATAATGAAAAAGAATGGGTTCGTGATGAAATGGACAATATGTCTATGAATGAAGTTACCCGTTATAGTGGTTTTAATAGAAACCCAGAAGATCCAGATTCAGAACCATTTAATCCAGAAGGAGCAGTAGCTGAATTTAAAGAAGAGTTAAGAGCATTATTTGGTAAATTTAAAGGTGATTTAAAAAATCCTGAATTTATAAAAGGAGTAGCTCAAATAATGGTTAATTGGAAACCACTTTTAAGAAGTCAATTAGACGAAGCTAAAAAGGCTAAGAAAAAAGATAATAGACCAATAGGAAAACCAATGCGCTCATCATCAGGTGGAAAAGCATATAAAGTATATGTTAAGGATCCTAAAACTAAAAAAATTAAAACTGTCAGATTTGGATCTGGTGGTTTAAGAGCTAAAATAAATGACTCAAAAGCACGTGCTGCATTTGCAAAAAGGCACAAATGTTCAACTAAAAAAGATAGAACAAAAGCTGGATATTGGAGTTGTAGATTACCACGTTATGCAAAATTACTCGGACTTAAATCAAGTTTCTCTGGATTCTGGTAAACCATATACAGATTTAGAAGTAACAGAAGATTATACTTTAAGACAATTTGATGAGTCAATTGACCCAATTGAATTACTATGGCATCGTGATGATGAAGATAGAGTAGTTGAAATTGTAGGAGACACAGATTGGATGTTACAGTTAGATAATTCTCTGCCGACTTCACTTCAAGAGCGTATATTTATACCTAGACATAAATGGCATAGAGTCATTAAAGGAACTGGAATATTAAAATTAAAAATATATAAAAATGGAAAATTGTAATTGTACGGCATGTGGGTGTAAAAAATCTTGTAGTTGTTCTTGTTGCGATTGTTAAAAACCATTATATTTATAAATAAAGAAAAAAATTAAATTATGGCTAAACATTCATTTTTCGCAGGAGCAGCCGATGGAAATATAAACACAACAGCACTTGCTAATGCCGGATACAATTTATTTGGAAAGTATGACTCAACTGAAGGATCCGCAGGATACCAAGAAGTACCAAATGGTATAGGAGCAGTAATTAATACTCCTAATGTAACAACTATTGGATCCGCAAACATACCCTTAAATAATGCAAAAGCAGGAACAGTAGTTGCAACAGGAAATAGTGGCGAATTAGCAACTGTCCAGGCCTCAAGTTTTATGGGAGGAGTTAACAATGGTGAGGATTTAGGAGGTACTGGAAAAAGATACTATTACATAGGTTGTATAAACTATAACAACTATAATCTTGGCACAACTTCATCTGAAAATACAATTCCTGGAAATAATGTAGATGGAATGTATTCAGTTGATGAAGGTATAGCTCAATACACAACTGCTGGAGATGTTGGTGGGTCAGGAACAGATTACACAGTATGTTTATTATCTAATAATAAAAATGGACAATCCGCTGCTGGTAGACAAGGAACAAGAATTACTTTTAGATTTGCAAATGGAGGTTTAGGTGCTGGTTTATCTGCTTTAGCTTATTATGTAAATGAAGAGGGAGATTATGGTTTACAAATTACTGCACTTATGAATGATGAAAACGCAGCCGGAAGATGGTTAGGAGCTGGGTATGGTATATTAAAAGGTGCACAACCTACTTTTTGGGATGGTGCTAATTAAAAACTTACAGCTCGATTCATAGCCGAGCGACTATATAAAATCAATTTTGAGATCTGTGGCCTTCTATTTGGAGGTCACATTTTTTTTTCGTATATTAATAACAAATAAATTAAGTCTAGATGAATAATAAAATAGTAATGATAGGTGCAGGAGTAGCAAATGTAAATGCTGCTACTAAATTAATTGATGAAGGTTTCCAAGGTAAAATCACTATTATTGATATGGGTAAAGATCCGTATAGAAGACCATATGAAGAAGTAATGACTGGTTTTTTAGGGGCTGGTGGGTGGTCTGATGGTAAATTAACTTATCATACATCAATTGGGGGTCAATTAAGTAAATATTGTGGTGAAGAAAAAGCAATGGAGTTATTTGATCAAGTAATTGATAATTTTAAACGTTTTCACCCTAACCCATCAGAAGTGCAATGTTCGAACCCTATAGCGGAACCAGAATTTATTAAACCATATTTTGGATTACGTTTATTTCCAGTATGGCACGTTGGTACTGATTATTTACATGAAATAGGTAAAAATTGGTATAATTTTTTAGCTGATAATGGTGTTGAATTTATATGGGAAACAAAAGTTACTTCAATTGATTTTGATAATAATGAATTATTTATAGGAGAAGAAGAATCTTTTTTAAATCCAAAAAATTGGCCTATTTCATATGATACACTTATCTTTGGTGTAGGTAAATCAGGAATTGACTTTGGTAAACAATTAGCAGAACAATATGATTTGCCAACTGAACCAAAACCAGTACAAATAGGTGTTAGATTTGAAGCACCACAAAAACACTTTCAAAAATTAATTGATGTAAGTTATGATTTCAAATTATATAGAAAATATGAAGACAAAGGAGTATCATTACGTTCTTTCTGTACAAACAACAATGCAGCATATGTTGCCGTTGAAGAAACGTATGGAGACCATAGCTACAATGGACACGCTAAAAAAGATGAAGCATTCCGAAATGATATGACCAATTTTGGTATATTAATGGAAGTTCAAGGCATTGATAAACCATTTGATTGGTCTAGAGAATTAGTAGGAAAAGTACAAAAAGAAAGTACTGGATTATTTTATAGTCCTACAAGAAAACCTACTACTACATCTGAAGGTATAGGTGTTAGTGCAGTTCAAATTGATTCATTAGATGAAGTAAGAGAAGCATTTCAAGGATATTACACATACATTGATGATTTTATTGATGATATGAAGAAAGTATTTCCTACATTAGGAGATGATTGGGGTGTGTATGTACCTGAAATTAAATATCTATCACCTGAACCTCTAGTTAATTATAATGATTTAAGTTTAACAAAATATCCTAATGTTCACTTTGTTGGTGATGCATTAAGTGCAAGAGGAATTACAGTATCTGGGGCACAAGGAACATTAGTAGCAGAACAAATAATAAAAAAATAAAATTATGGGTAAAAAATCAAAACTATATGAAGAAAAAGTAATTAAGTATAAAGGTGCAAGACATTATTTAATTAGAATGGAAGGTGAAGAGCATTTTAAACACCATAGATGGGACAATCCAGCAATAGTACCCCTATCAAGAAAAAGTGAATTTAAAAAAGGATATTTTTTAAGTGGGATTGAATACCCAGAAGAAGTATATAACGAAATAATGAAAGAAAGAGAAGGTTTACCTTGGTATAAGCAATCAGCACCTAAAGGAGAAACATATAGAAACTAGTTATGAGAGAGTCAACAATACAAGCTTTACCTTATAAAGGTGAGATTCATAAAAAAGCTTGGGGTCATGAGTTATGGATTATCAATAATGAAAAATATTGTGGTAAATTATTAGTATTTAAAGCTAATAAACAATTTTCAATGCATTATCATATGTTAAAAGATGAAGCATGGTATATTAATAAAGGAGAATTTGAATATAAATATATTGACACAGAAACTTCAGAATTAAGGTCTAAAATAGTTAGAGAAGGAGATTGTATTCATTTAATTCCAGGACAACCTCACCAAATGTTGGCTTTGCAAGAAGGAAGTTGTATATTCGAGGTATCAACACAACACTTTGATAGTGATAGTTATAGGATTTTACCTGGGGCATCACAAGATGAAAATAATAATGAAGATTTACCATTTTAAATATGGAAAGAAACGGAAAACAGTTTTATACAGTTGGGGGAAAATTAATTGATATTTCAAATTGGAATATTAGTGGAAGTATTGCTGACTTTGAAAAAAATTATGGCTGGGAAGGTGCAATGGCTTATGGAAATTTAGTTCATGATGAATTAAACCAACATGGTCCAGGAATCCAACCAGGAGATGTATATTTAGACTTGGGGGCAAATATAGGTATGTCGGCTTTAAGAGCTGAATTGTGTGGTGCCTCTAAATTATATTGCATTGAACCAGATCCGGGTGTATATAAAGCTTTAGAAATAAATAAATCAGATAAATGGGAAACATTTAATTTAGCAATTGCTGATTATGATGGAGAAATAAATATACCTAGATGGCCTAATTGGAGAGATAATGTTTTACGTTCTTGTATTACTTTAGAAAATTTTATTTATTCTAATAAAATCCCACACATTGATTATATGAAAGTAGATATTGAAGGACATGAAATTCAAATTATGCCTCAAATTACTAAAGCAATATACAGTAAAATTTCTAAAATATTTGTAGAATATCATGAGGACACTACAATTTCTAATGAAGAAAGAGATACAAATAGATTAAAATTTATTAAATCAATCAAATCAAAAGGTTATAATAATTTTCATGTTCATCTTGGATGGGCTCAAAGTTGGTTGTATTTTTGGAAATAAATAATAAGTTATGAAAATAGGTTTTTGTGGAACAATGTCAGTAGGTAAAACAACTTTAGTTAATGCTTTAGCTGAATTATCTGAATTTAAAGATTATAAGTCAACAACAGAACGATCTAAATATTTAATGGGGTTAGGTATTCCTTTAAATACTGATTCTACAGTTAAAGGTCAAGCTGTATTTTTAGCTGAAAGAGCTAGTGAATTAATGAATGATAATATTATTACTGATAGAACTATTATTGATGTAATGGCGTTTGCTAAATGTTCTAAATCAATGAATTATATAGAAGCAAATGATTTTTGTCATTTTGCAAGTAATATGTTAAATGAGTATGATTATATATTTTATGTATCTCCTGAAGGTGTTGACATAGAAAATAATGGAGTTAGAGAAACTAATGCAGATTATAGAAAACAAATTGATGAGGCAATTCAACTATTAATTATTAAATATAGGCATAAAATTAAAAATTTAGTTGAAATTAAAGGATCAACAAAAGAGCGTATAAAATCAGTTAAACTATCAGTCCTTTCGTGATATTTATAACCAAAATACTCTTAAAATGAAAAAATCTGAATTAAAGGCATCAATAAAAGAAGAAATAATTGAAATATTATCTGAAGCAGAAACAGCAGATGATATTAGTGATAAAGCAAAGGCACAAGCTGAATTAAATAAGGAATTAGAAAAAACTAAAGAACTTACTTCAGAAGCAGATGATGATGAACCTACAACATCACAATTAAAAGGTGACTCTGTATCTAAATTAGGTACTAAATTACAACAAACAACAGCAGAAATGAAACGAGTAGTTAAAAAATGGAAAGATGCTGAAGGTGCTGAAAAAGTTAAATTAACTGATAGATTAAGAGAATTAACAAAAATTAAAAAAGAGATAGAATCTCTACTACAATAAAGTTATGAAAAACATTTGGAAAATTATTTTAGCAATTGGAGGAACAATTGCAGGTATATTAGCTATATTTGCTTCTTCAAAATCCAACCAAAGTAAAAAAGAATTTAATAAACGAGTTAAAGCTAATAATAATAAATTAGATTTTATTACAAATCAATCTGCTGGAGTAGAAAAAAAGAAAAAAGCTACAAAAGCAAAAATTAAAAAAACATCTACTAAAATTAAATCAACAAAATCAAAAGTAAAAAGTACTAAAAATGCTAAAAATACAGTAGATAGTTTTGAAAAGAAGTACAGAAAAAAATAACATGAAAAATATATTGTTAATTTTATTAACGATTATAACATTTAATTGTTATAGTCAGTCTACAGTTGAAATTCCTCAAGATGAACTAGAAGAATTTTTTTTAGCTATTGATACCCTTAAACAACAAGATTCAGTTAAATCAGTTTTAATAACAGATTTAGAACTTCAAATAAAAAATTATACATTATTATCACAGCAAGATAGTTTAATTCTTAATTATAGATCTCAAGAAATTACTTTACTAAAAGATCAAATTAAATTATATGATAATAGGTTAAATCAAGTAGATAAATGGTATAAAAAACCTTGGGTGGGTGTAGTAGGAGGAGTTGTAGGTACACTATTTACAATTCATATAATAGATTACTCATTACCTAAATAATGGCTGAGGATATAAAAAAAATAATAAGACAAGAATATTTAAAATGTGCTAAAGATCCTGCTCATTTTATGAAAAAATACTGTTTTATTCAACACCCACAAAGAGGTAGAATACAATTTGGTTTATATCCATTTCAAGAAAAAGCATTACATTTATTTAGAGATAACCCATACTCAATTATTCTTAAGTCTAGACAGTTAGGTATATCAACTCTATCAGCTGGTTATTCTTTGTGGTTAATGTTATTTCATAAAGATAAAAATGTATTATGTATTGCAACTAAGCAGGAAACAGCACGTAACATGGTTACTAAGGTTAAGTTTATGTATGATAACTTACCTTCATGGTTATCAATTAAAGCTGATGAAAATAATAAATTATCATTAAGATTAAGTAATGGATCAATAATTAAAGCAACATCAGCAAGTAGTGATGCTGGTAGATCAGAAGCAGTATCCTTACTATTAATTGATGAGGCTGCCTTTATTGATAATATTGGAGAAATTTGGGCATCATCACAGCAAACATTAGCTACAGGGGGTGGGGCTATAGTATTAAGTACACCTTATGGTACTGGGAATTGGTTCCATAAAACATGGGTTAACGCTGAATCAGGTGAAAATCAATTCTTACCAATTAAATTACCATGGTGGGTTCACCCCGAAAGAAATCAAGAATGGAGAGATGAACAAGATTCATTATTAGGTGATCCTAGATTAGCAGCACAAGAATGTGATTGTGATTTTAGTACCTCAGGTGATATAGTATTTTACTCTGAATGGATTGATTTCTTAAAAGAAACAACTATAAAAGATCCAATGGAAAGAAGAGGTGTAGATCAAAATTTATGGATTTGGGAAGCAGCTGACTATTCTAGAGAATATATGGTTACAGCTGATGTAGCTAGAGGTGATGGTAAAGATTTTTCAGCATGTCATGTAATGGATATAGCAACAAACACACAAGTAGCAGAATATAAAGGACAAATGCCACCCAAAGAATTTGGATATTTTTTAACTGGTTTAGCTACAGAATTTAATAACGCAATGTTAGTAGTTGAAAATGCTAATATAGGTTGGGCAACATTAGATGCAGTTAGAGAAAGAGGATATAGAAACTTATATCAGTCTCCAAAATCAGATGCATTAACCGCAGAATCTTTTTTAAGAGTATATGAAGGCAATTCAGAGATGGTACCTGGTTTTACAATGTCAATGAAAACTAGACCACTTTGTATCAATAAATTTAGAGAATTTGTTGGTGATAAATCAGTAACTATACGTTCAAAGCGTTTACTTGAAGAAATGAAAGTGTTTGTTTGGAAAAACGGAAGGCCAGAAGCCCAAACAGGCTACAACGATGACTTGGTTATGTCATTTGGGATTGGTATGTTTCTACGAGACACGTCGTTAAAATTTCAACAACAAAGTTTAGATATGGCAAGAGCAGCATTAGGAGGAATTAAAAGTAATAGAGCTAGTCAAACAGGGGCATACACTGGTTTAGGAAGAGAAATTGCAAACCCATATAAAGTAGAAATAGATGGAAAGCCTCATGACATAAAATGGTTATTAGGGTAATAAATATTATATTTATAAATAAATAAAACATGGCAGATACAGGTTTATTTTCAAGATTAAGAAGATTATTTTCTACAGACGTAATTATTCGTAATGTAGGAGGTGCTCAATTAAAAGTTTTTGATGTTAATAAAATACAACAATCAGGGGAGATTGAAACAAATACATTAGTAGATAGATTTAATAGAATTTATTCTAATTCATCAACATCCTTATGGGGCCAACAATCCCATTTTAATTATCAATACTTAAGACCACAACTATATTCAGAGTATGATGCAATGGATACAGATGCAATTGTAGCATCAGCATTAGATATTATAGCTGATGAATCTACTCTTAAAAACGATATGGGAGAAGTATTACAAATTAAATCCCCAGATGAAGATATACAAAAAATACTTTATAATTTATTTTATGATGTATTAAATATAGAATTTAATCTTTGGCCTTGGGTTAGAAATTTAGCTAAATATGGTGATTTTTTCCTTAAATTAGAAATAGCAGAAAAATATGGTGTTTATAATGTAATACCTTATACTGCGTTTCATATTGAAAGAATGGAAGGTTTAGATCAAGAAAACCCAACTGAAGTAAAATTTAGATTTTCTCCAGATGGTGTTTCTGCTTCTGATTATGGTTATTATAATGTACCTAATACTGGAACATTTGAAAATGCTATTATATTTGATAATTATGAAATGGCTCATTTTAGATTATTAACAAATATGAATTTTTTACCTTATGGTAGATCATATATTGAGCCAGCTAGAAAATTATTTAAACAATATGTGTTAATGGAAGATGCTATGTTAATCCATAGAATTGTTCGTGCACCAGAAAAACGTATTTTCTATATGAACGTTGGAGCAATACCTCCAAATGAAGTAGATGCGTTTATGGAAAAAACATTAAGTAAACTTAAACGTACTCCTCACGTAGATGAAAAAACAGGTGAGTACAATTTAAGATACAACATGCAAAACCTACTTGAAGATTATTACATACCAGTTAGAGGTAATGATGCAAGTACTAAAATTGAAAGTGCTAATGGTTTACAGTGGGATGGTATTGCTGATGTTGAGTATTTAAGAGATAAATTATTTGCTGCTCTTAAAGTGCCTAAAGCCTTTATGGGTTATGATGAAAACACAGACGGTAAAGCTACATTAGCAGCCCAAGATATTAGATTTGCTCGTACAATTGAAAGAATACAAAGAATTGTAGTTTCGGAATTATATAAAATAGCATTAGTTCATTTATATACTCAAGGTTATAAAGATGAACAATTAGCTAATTTTGAATTATCATTAACTACTCCATCTATTATTTATGATCAAGAAAGAGTAGCATTAATGAAAGAAAAAATGGATTTAGCTGCTCAAATGGTTGAAACAAATATATTCCCAACTGATTTTATTTATGATCATTTATTCCATTTAAGTGAAGATCAATATGATGACTTTAGAGATTTAATTAGAGAAGATGCTAAACGTAAGTTTAGAATTACTCAAATTGAAGCTGAAGGTAATGACCCAGTTGAAACAGGTCAATCATATGGTACACCTCATGATTTAGCTTCACTATATGGTAAAGGAAGAATGTATTCAAACCCAGGTGATACCCCAGAACCAAATGATAAAGGTCAATATATAGGAGATAGAAAAACTCCATTAGGTAGACCTAAAGAAAAAGCATCTAAACGAAATACTCAAGATGATAATTTCGGTAAAGATAGATTAGGTACTAAAGGTATGAAAAGAGATTATAATGATCCTAAAAAAAGTTCTTTAGCATTAGAAAGTAATGCTGAGTTTGCTAAGCATCAATCTATGTTAAAATCAATTTCTAAAAAGAAAAAGTTGGTATTTGAGCAAAATAACGCAGAAAGTTCGTTACTTGATGAATCAAACATTAAGGAACAGTAATTTTAGTATATTTATAAAAAAATAAGTATTGATGTATATAAAACATTCAAAATTCAGGAATACGGGTATTTTATTTGAAGTAGTAGTTAGAAAAATTACTTCAGAGACTCTATCAGGTAAAGATTCCCCCGCAATTAACATATTAAAAAAACATTTTGTTAATACAGAGTTAGGTAAAGAGTATAAATTGTATGAAACTACATTTAGATCTAAAAATTTAAATGATAGTAAGGCAAATACTATTTTAAATACAGTATTAGAACAATCTAAAAAGCTTAATAGAAGTAGGATTAGAAAAGAAAAATACAATTTAATAAGTGAGCTAAAATTGCATTATAATGTAGAAGATTTATTTAAAACCAAAATGAATGATTATAAAGCACAAGCATCACTTTATACTTTATTAGAAGCTTATAATACAGATAAACTAATAGATCCTAATCAAATTATAGATAATAAAGTAACTTTATTAGAATATTTAACATCTAAAGATGTAAATAGAAATAACGTAAAAGATGATATCATATCAGAATTTAAATCTCAAGATAAAGATATTCGTACATTAACATATCATGTAATGTTAGAAAAATTTAATGAAAAATATGATGAGTTAAATTTAAAACAAAAATCAATACTTAAAGAATTTATTGAGTCTGTAGATAATACATCTAGGTTAAAAGAATTTTATAATAATGAAGTTAAAATAATTAAAGAATCAATTAAATCTTCAATATCCAAAGTTAAAAGTGAAGTTGTTAAAATTAAATTAAATGAAGTTTCTTCTTTAATTAAAGAATTAGATAAAAGAACTATTATTAAAAGTGATCATTTAGTTGATTTGTTACAATATCATTCATTATTAGAAGAATTAAATACAGCTCATGGATAGAACTAAAATAATTAATAAAGTAATTAAAGAAATCCTATCAGAAGCTCCTGGAGATGATTTACCTAAAGTTGATAAAAGTGGTAAATCAAAAGTAGGAGATGTTAAAATTAGTAATGGTATAAAATCAACTATTACTAATATAGATAAAGAAACAGGAGCAATTAAGTGGGATATAGCTTATTTACCTAATTTTGATAAATTATTTGATGATGTAACTGATTTAGTGGGCACAGCAAAAGGTGTTTATACTAAAGCAAAAGGAGATGATGTATTAAGGGTAATATATGATGAAGCTCGTGTATTAAGAAATAAAATTCGTACACATATTAGAAATGAATATCCTGAAGAATATAGAAGGATAACAATGAATGAAGGTGAATTAGAAGAAATGTCTACAACAGGTGGTGGAGCTGGATCAGCTACATTTACACCAGGTACAGGAATGCAGTATGCAACACCATATGCATTTAAAAGAGTTAAAAAGAAAAAAGAAGAAGTTAAAGAAAATTTAAAAGATTATATAAAAATATCTGAACCAAGTTTTAGGAAAGATAAAAATAATCCTAATTTCTTATCTGGGTATATAAAGTATGATACTGGAGGTGGTTCATCTATGGCATTAGGTAAAGAAACAATGTCAGGTCAAATCAGAAGATTAAGTTCAGCTGAAGCTGTAAGACAAATGGATAATATAGCTAAAAAGCTTAATGATAGTTTTGATATAGAAGATATTGAAGTAACAGATTTAGAAAATGGTGTAGTTGAATTATTTGCTGTATCAGATGATTTTATAGATATGGATCCAAGATCTGAATTAAGTATGGCTTTATTAGAAGTAGATGAAAAATGGGATAAGATTGCAAGAGATGAGTATGGCAAACCTTGGATGGAATTAAGTATTGCCCAAAAGCAAGAGATGCTAAGTTATGCGAATAGAGAGACAGAAAAGAAATTTGAAACAGATTTTGAAAGACGTAGAAAAGAAACATCTGATTATGTAGATGAAGGAATTGGAGCTTCATTAGGCCCAGGTCCTAAAGCAAGTGCTGATGGAGTTAAAGATAATTCATACGTAAAAGAATTTGGGTATAAATTAGTACCTAAAAAAATTAAAGGATCAGGTTTAATAGTAAAACAACTATTTGAAGCTGCTGAATCAACAGATGACTTTCAAGGTGGAAGATTAAAAGCATTTGATCGCATTGAACAAGAAATAAATGATATTTATAAAATGTTGAGTAATGCTAAAAATGAAACAGCTGAATACTATAAAGAAAACCCAGGTTCATACTCTGTAGTAAAACCAACAGATTTAGTTTTAGACTATATAAAAGATATTAAAGACTTATTAAAAGGAGAATAAAAAATGAAAACATTACAAGAACAATACAACCAAATAAAAAAAGGAAATGGTAGTAAAGAAATTTTCCTTAAAGAAGTAAAAGCAAAATACCCAAATTTAGTTCGTAACGCAGCTCAATTTGATGAAGCTTCAGCTATTTTAGCAAAAAGAAATATTATATCAGAAAATCTATATGTTACTAATAAACCAAAAGACCCAAATTGGTTTAAATTATTTGATGAAAATATGAATCTTGTTTCTTTAGAAGAAGCAAAAGCAATTGAAAAAAAAGTAACTAAAGAAGTAACTGATTTACAAGCGCCAACTAAGGGATATGACTATAAAAATGATAGTCTAATTGATAATGTATCAGGTGAACAATTCCGTCAAGGTTATTATACAGAACTTACTGATGCTTCTAATGCAGATAAATCTAAAAAAGAATTAATTGATTTAGTTATTAAAAATATGTCTAAAAATCCACAATATTATACTGAAGAAGCTCAGTTTGGTGTTAAAGGAATAGGATATACAGAAGATGCTCCGGCATTAGGAAAAGGAAAACAAGTAAAAGACCCAGGTGTTGGTGGTGGATATGGTGAAGCTACTAAAAAAGACTTTGATAAAGGAGAAGTTGGTACTGGTTATTTAGAATTAAAAGAAAACAAAATGATATCATTATTAGATTTATTAAACGAATCACCATTAGGTGAAAAACCAAAAGCTAAAAAAGTTAAAAAAGCTAAAAAAGAAACAACCGAAAGTAAATTAGCCGAAATTGAAAAAAACGGTAGAATTGCTACTATGGAACTTCAAATTGAAGCTTTATATGAAATTATTGAAGGTAAACAAGAAAGAATTTCTATGGTTACTGAAGATGATAGCCTATCAGAATTAGTAGATAAAACTAAAATGAAAGAAATGCAACGTGAAGTAAAGATTCTTGAAAAGCGTAAAGATAAGATGGAAAAAGTTTATGAAAAGATGTGTGGTAAAGCATATAAAAGACAAATGGATGAAGATTTAGGTTCTTCTAATTATGCTGGAGCAGCTAATAATGATAAATCACAAGAAGCTTTTAGAAATAATGCTGATCAAGAAATTGCTGAAGAAAGTAATGCTGGTTCAAATGAAGGTTCAAATGATAATTCAAATGAAAATTCAAACGATAACAAAGAATCATATTCTGGTTTAAGTAAATTTAGAACTGCATAAAATATACTATGAGTCAATTATTAATAGAAACACACGTATTTAAACCTAAAGGGGTACGTTTAAACGAATCACGTTCAAAACGAGGTTTACCTATAGTTGAAGGAATATTAGCTACTGCTGAAGTAAAAAACGGTAATGGCAGATATTATTCTAAAGAACTTTGGGATAGAGAAATAGACAAATACAGAGTATTAGTTGACGAAAATAGAGCAATGGGTGAATTAGACCACCCTGAATCATCAGTAATAAATTTACAAAATGTATCACATAATATATCAGATATGTGGTGGGATGGAGATAATGTAATGGGTAAAATAGAAATTTTACCTACCCCAAATGGTAATATACTTAAGGCATTAGTTGAAAGTGGAATTACAGTTGGTGTTTCATCTAGAGGAATGGGTACATTAGAACAAAAAGGTGAATTAATGGAAGTACAAGATGATTTTGAATTACTGTGTTGGGATTTTGTTTCAACACCTTCTAATCCAGATTCATTTATGCATTTAGTTAGAGAAAATAAAGAATATAAAGCACAAGATAATTATAAAAAAGTAAATACAATACTAGGTGAAATATTATGTTCGCATGGTTTTTGCCCTATTGTATAATTTAAGATTTTACCCCTGATTCCTGAGAAGAGGCGTTTTCAATTATTTGAAGCGCCTTTTCGCTTTTCGTATCTCCCCATATACGTATAAACATAATATACCATCTTCTATATGGTATTAATTTAATACAAACCCCCTATTACGTTTCTTAATAAACGTAGTTTCCCAACAAAAAATTTAGGAAAAATGAACAGAAACTTTTTAAAAGAAGCAATCGCTGATGCTAAAGCAGTCAAAGAATCTGCAATAGCAAATGCTAAAGTCGCTCTAGAAGAAGCTTTTTCCCCACAAGTTCAAGCCATGTTCGCTAGTAAAATAGAAGAAATGGAAAAAGAAGATGTGAAGGAAGAAATGGACGATAAAGTAGACGAAGCTAAAAAAGATGATGATAAAATGGAGGAAGGAAAAGAATACATGACCAAAAAGGAAAAGCGCGAAGGTGACGATCGTAAGTCTGATAACAAGGCTGAGACTGAAACTGAAAAAATGCGTAAAATCAAAGAGGAAGATGTATCTGATCTAGACGAAATTTTAGCAGAATTAGAAAAAGATGAAGATCTAAAGGAAAACAAAGACAAAGAAATCGACGAAGCAAAAAAGGACGACGACAAGGAAGACATCAAAGAAGATGAAAGAACTGACGCTGAAGAAGAAGGCTACGAAGATGGAATGGAAGACGAAAAAGAAGATGAGGACGATGAAGATATCGACCTTGATGACTTATCGGAAGAAGACCTTAAGAAATTTATCGAAGATGTAATCGAAGATATGGTTAACGCTGGTGAAATTGAAGCTGGTGAATCATTCGAAGATGATGTAGATGTTAATGTTGACGTAGACGGAGAAATTGAAGTAGAAGATGATGAAGAAACTTCTGTGGATGTAGCCGAAGCTAAAGAAGACATTGATGAAGCAAAAGATAAAGTTGACGAAAAGAAAAAACAAGGATACGATGCAAGATTGGATGATGCTGAAGGTGCTAGACATGGTAAAAAGAAACAAGATATGGCTCAAAGAAGAGCTGATTCTGAAAACATGGAAAAAGCTGACGGTAAAAGAAAATTTGCAGGAGACAAAGAAATGGACAAAGTTAAAGAAGAATTAGCTGAAGCATACGCTACAGTTAAAACTTTAAAAACTGAGTTAAATGAAATCAACTTATTGAATGCTAAATTACTCTACACGAATAAAGTGTTCCGTGGCAAAAACTTAACTGAATCACAAAAAGTTAAAGTATTAGGAGCTTTTGATAAAGCTGAATCTGTGAAAGAAGTAAAACTTGTGTTTGAAACTATCGATGGTAGTGTTAAAACAAAAGTATCTAATAAATCTATAAGCGAAGGCTTTAGATCTAAAGGAAGTGCTTCTAACATGACAGTAAATAAGAAAGAGACTAAAAAACAACCTATTGTTGAATCAGATGAGATGGTCGCTCGCTTTAAGAAATTAGCTGGAATAATCTAATTCATTAAAAATTAATAATAATTAAACTTAAAATTGTAAAAAAATGTCACAATTAAATTCTCTATTAGAAAGTGCTAATCCTTACAAGTCGCTACAAAGTGATGCGGCTAGATTAGCAAACAAATGGAATAAGACAGGTTTATTAGAAGGTATCGGTAACGAAACTGAGAAAAATAATATGTCTATTATTCTTGAAAACCAAGCTAAGCAGTTGGTAATGGAAGAAAGTAATACTGGTGGTGGTGCAGGTTCAGGAACATTTACTCCTGGAACTGGTGCTCAATGGGCTGGTGTAGCTTTACCATTAGTAAGAAAAGTATTTGGTCAAATCGCAGCAAAAGAATTTGTTTCGGTTCAACCAATGAACTTACCTTCTGGCCTAGTATTTTATCTTGATTTCCAGTATGGTACTACAAAAGATCCATTCACAAGAGGAAATTCATTATTTGGTGATACAGTAGCAACTCAAACAGGTCCTATTAATGACGTAACTTCTCCATTTGGTAACACAAATGCAGGTGGTCTTTATGGTGCTGGTAGATTTGGTTACTCTATTAACAACACACAATCATTAGCTTATAAGCCAGTTTCGGCTTCAGTTGATTGGTATGTAGATTTACAAGCTGATTCTTCAGTTTCTCAATCTTATCTTGCAGGTAATGTAACTAACGCTGCTGGAACAGGTATTACAGGTGCTAAGCAAATTGGTGCGTTCAACGTACCAGTAGCTTCTTTACCTAACTACGATACTAGAGCCGTAAAAGGATTCTATTTATCAGGTTCTGCTGCTACTATTCCTGCTACTACAGTTCAATACCCACAATTTACAAAAGTAACGCAATCAGCTGGTGTTGATGTAATTGCTTTCTTCGTAGATTCTGATATTGATGCTTCTGCTGCAGGTGCAAACGTTAAAGTTGTTTATACTCTTCAAACTTCTGACAATGAAAGAGGTGATTTCGAAGATGGTAACACTAACTTAAACGGAAATAACGACCCAATCACTATCCCTCAGATTAACATTCAAATGCAATCAGAGGCTATAGTTGCTAAAACTAGAAAATTAAGAGCAGTTTGGACTCCTGAGTTCGCTCAAGATCTTAACGCTTACCATTCTCTAGATGCAGAAGCTGAATTAACTTCAATCATGAGTGAGTACATTTCATTAGAAATTGACTTAGAAATTCTTGATATGTTGATCGAATCAGCTGCAGCTGGTACAGAATGGTGGAGTGCTCAGAACAACTTAGCAGTTGGTTCTACAGGTGTTGTAAATGCTGACTTAGGGTTCTTTAACTCTCAAGGACAATGGTTCCAAACTTTAGGAACTAAAATCCAAAAGTTAAGTAATATCATTCACCAGAAAACTCTTAGAGGTGGTGCTAATTTCTTAGTATGTTCTCCAACAGTAGCTACAATTATCGAATCTATACCAGGATTTGCTAGTACTTCTGATGGTGATGCTGCTAAAGCTTCTTACGCTTTTGGTGTACAGAAAGCTGGTACTATCAACTCTAGATATACTGTTTATAAGAACCCTTACATGACTGAAAACACAATCCTATTAGGATTTAGAGGAGGTCAGTTCTTAGAAGCTGGTGCTGTATTTGCTCCATATATTCCGTTAATTATGACTCCATTAGTATACGATCCAAATACCTTTACTCCAAGAAAAGGTCTATTAACTCGTTACGCTAAGAAAGTCGTAAGACCAGAATTCTATGGTAAAATCTTTGTTAATGGTTTAAATACTCTTTAATCAATAGATTTTAAATAATAGTAATTAAGAGCCCCGCATTAGCGGGGCTTTTTTTTATTATTTGGTTACCTAGTAGGTACTTAGTATATTTATACTCAAACAAAACAGTTATTAAAATGAAAGAAACTCCCTCGCAGTTACCAATTCAAAGTTACGTAATGAATTTCCCACATACATTTTCAACAGATGATCCAAATAATGTTTGGATGAAGGAAATGTCCGATAAAGAATTAGCAATAAATAGACCAAAGGCATATAAGCAGTTTATGGACTTGTATAACTTTATGGCTGGACAATCATTAGTACATTTATTACCTGCAGAAGGTAATTTCCAAGATTTAATTTATGTAGCAAATTTAGGATTACAATTACCACATATTTGTGATGAAAATCATATTTTATTATCAAATTATACTTCACCCCCAAGACAAGGAGAAGAATATGTAGGTGAAAAATTCTTTAAACAAATGGGTTATAATACTCACATATCACCTCATAAATGGGAAGGTGAAGCAGATATAAAATATTTAAAAGATAATGTTTATATAGGGGGATATGATATTCGTTCAGATATAAAAACATACCATTGGATGGAAGAAAACTTTAATATGAAAGTTATTAAAGTTAAAATGGTTGATGAGTATATGTACCATTTAGATTGTAGTATATTCCCGTTAAATACGCGGTCAACTATGGTTTGTACTGAGTTATATGATAAAACCGAGTTAGCGCAAATTAGCAAATATACTAACATAATAGACATAGATGCAGAAGACTCAATGTATGGAATGGCTAATTCTGTTAGATTAGGTAATATGATTTTATGTGCTTCAAATATTTCTGAAATGAAAAAAGGAGATGAATTTTATGAAGGTGAAAAACATAAAATTGCTTCATTAGAAAAAATATGTTCTGATGAAGGGATGGAACCTGTAATTTTTAATCTATCAGAATATATGAAATCTGGAGCTATGTTAAGTTGTATGGTAATGCATTTAAACAGAGTTGATCATTTTAAATCACTTCTTTAATGGCTGAGACTTTAAAAGATTGGTTAAATGGTGAAGTAAATAAATTATCTAAATTATCAGTAGGAGAATTAAGCAACACATTCTTTTTTAGAGATCCCTTAAGATCAACCCACATAGATTATAAACATTTTTATAGTCCAGCAGATGGAACTATTTTATATCAAAAATTAGTTCAACCTGGTGAACAAGTTTTAGAAATAAAAGGTATTGATTATACTATCCAAGATGTAATGGGTGATAGCGATTATAATAAACCTTCTTTAGTTATTGGAATATTTATGTCATTTTATGATGTACATATTAATAGAATTCCTTATGGTGGTGTACTTAAGTATAAACGTTTGGAACCTATTGAATCTACAAACAAACCAATGTTAGCGGTAGAGAAGGATATTTTAAATAAAGTAATCAATCCGAATAACATGGCGTACTTAAAGTACAATGAAAGGATGTCTAACCAAGTGTATGTTCCTTCTTTAGATTACACATATCATATAATACAAATAGCAGATGAAGATGTAAATGTAATAGCCCCTTTTAAACAACAGGGGGATCTTTGTACACAAAACGAAAGATTCAGTTTGATTAGATGGGGGTCACAAGTAGATTTAGTTCTACCTCTAGATTCTAGATATAAATTTGAGACCATTCTAGATGATACAATGCATGTAAATGCAGGTCTTGATAAATTAATCAAAATTAAAGAAACGAATAATGACATCGAACCATCATAAGGACGAAGTATTCAGAAAAAAAAGAATAGTAAAAAACCCAATTAAATTTAAATTACAATTAAACGAAGAACAAAAAGAAGCAAAGGCAAAAATACTAGATCACACATTATCAGTATTAGCTGGTAGAGCAGGTTCAGGAAAAACATTATTAGCTTGTAATATAGCATTAGATGGATTGTTAAGAAGACATTACACAAAAATTGTAATTACACGTCCTACAGTATCAAAAGAAGAAATAGGATTTTTACCTGGTGATTTAAGAGAAAAAATGGATCCTTGGATTCAACCAATTTATCAAAATATGTATTCTTTGTTTGATAAAGTTAAAGTTGAAAAATTAATTGAAGATGGAAAAATAGAAATAGTACCTTTAGCATTTATGCGAGGTAGAACATTTTTAGATTCATGTATTATAGTAGATGAAGCACAAAATGTTACTCATGAACAAATGGAAATGATTTCAACTCGTATAGGTTTAAGATCAAAAATGATAGTTTGTGGTGATGATCATCAAATTGATTTAAGAGGTAAAGCAGATTCTGGTTTTAGATTTTTATATGCTGCTGCTAGAAGAATTAAAAAAATGACTAGTATAACTTTAATGCAAAATCATAGAGATCCTATTGTTGATAATTTAATTGAAATCTATGAGGAAGCAGAAGAAAAAGGTATGTTTAAGGGTACCTCAGGAAGTAGCGGAAAAACCCGGAAATAAATAATTGGGAATAATTTTTTATATATTTATAACAAAAAATATATTATGGCATCAACATTAACTCCAACAAAATTTCAAATAAAAATTAAGGAGGAACATATTGTTAAGGATATTAAAACTCTTAATGAAACGTTTTTTACAATTGATAATGTAACTAATGTGGATAGAAGATTTGTAACTGTACCTCAAACAACATCTATAGATTTAATTAATGTTAATGGTGTTGATCCTGGCGCTGGTACATTTCCATCTAGTAGTATGAAATATGTAAGAATTTCTAATTTAGATAATTCAGCATCTTTAGCAGTTAATTTTACATCATCAGATGATGGTGGAGGAGCTAAATATTGGACTATGGAATGTTTACCAACTTCATCTTTAATGTTTTCAAGCCCTAATGTAACAAGTAGTTTATTTAATGGAACTTTTGGTCAAGATATAGAATTTATATCTGTTTATTCTTTAAGTTCTAGTATTGATGTTGAATACGTAGTAGTTAACGCTTAAAAATAAAATAATATGGCAAATATACCAATATGGCCCGGTTCTAGTTCATTCCACCCAGGAGATACACCTTTTGGATTTTATGATAATGATATAGAATTCCAGCAAGACGCAGATAAGTTTGCAAAATTTGCAGCACAAAGATTAGGTTATCCAATAGTTGATATTGAATTACAAAAATTTAATTTTTATACAGCATTAGAGGAAGCAGTTACTGATTATGCTAACGAAGTATATGCTTATAGAGTTAGGGATAATTATTTAACATATGACGGTGCTGAAGGGACATTTGATGCTGAAGAAACACTTGTAATTCCTAATTTAGGAAGAGTTATTCAAATTGCTGAGCAATATGGAGTTGAAGCTGGTACTGGGGGTAATGTTACATGGCATAAAGGTGAAATACAATTAACAAAAAGTGTTCAAGATTATGATTTAGAAAAATGGGCGGATGAAAATATTCCTCATTATAAAGGACATGATATAGAAATTATGAGAGTGTTTTACGAAGCACCCCCAGCATTATTAAGATTTTTTGATCCTTATGTAGGATCAGGAATGGGTACTATGGATTTAATGGATTCATTTGGTTTTGGTAATTACTCACCAGCAGGTGTTGATTTTGTATTAATGCCTATGAATTATGATTTACAGGTAATTCAACAAATTGAATTTAATGATATGATTAGAAGATCTAATTATTCATTTGAAATGCATAATAATAATTTAAGATTATTTCCTATACCTGATGGACATCCTCAAACAATGTGGTTTGAATATATTCTAAATTCCGAACGTTCAAGTGCTTCATTTGTAGTAGGTGGAAGTAGTACAATAACTAATATCTATGATGTACCTTATAAAAATCCAAATTATGATAAAATTAATTCTATAGGTAGAGCTTGGATATTTGATTATGCTTTAGCAGTATGTAAAGAAATGTTAGGATATGTTAGAGGTAAATATCAGGTAGTACCAATACCAGGAGATAACGTTACATTAAATGCAAATGACTTAATTACAGCCGCAACAGGTGAAAAAGAAAGATTAATTGACAGATTAAGAGCTTATTTAGGTGAAATGTCAAGAGAAAAATTATTAGAAAGAAGAGCAATAGAAGGTGATTACCTGGAAAAAGAACTAGGAAAAGTTCCATTTCCAATTTATATAGGATAATATGGCATTATTTGGAGGAGCAAGAGACATAAGCCTATTTAGACACGTAAATAGGGAGTTAATGGCAGATGTTATTACTCAACAATGCTCATTCTATAAGTTTAAATTAGAAGAAACTAAAGTAAATTTATATGGTGAAGCAGCTGAGGAAAAATATTACATGGGTCCTGTCTTGTTAAATTGTCTTATTGATAGAGCAAATGAAGATTTCCCTGAAACAGATTTAGGTACTGACTTTACTTGGGGTGCTACATTTAAGTTTTTAAGAGATGACTTATTAGGCAAAATGGAAGATTTTAATTTAGATTTTGAACCTACAAATTATCAATATGGAGCAGATTTAGTTCCTGAAGTAGGTGATATTATTTTATATCAAGAAGGTTACTATGAAGTAGATGTGGTTAATGCTAACCAATATTTTATGGGTAAAAATCCAGATTATCCTAATTCACCACAAATACAAAATCCTGGATTAGATCAATTTGGCCAGTCAGTTTCTATAATTTGTGAAACACATTATGTACCAGCTGATAAAGTAGGAATAACACAAGAAAGATTATATACAGGAAATAATTCAAACCCATCACTAAATGGCTAATAGAGGAAAAACACCAATACCGAAGACTCAAAGAGAAATATTAAATTCTCAAATTGAACCATATAACCCGCCTGCGGGTTCACCTGGTTTTTCGGATACAGGTAATCCTAATGATTCTGGTACTTTTAATAGAGGAAATCAAGTATCATTTAGAGATGATAATACAAAACCATTTTCTTTAGGTATTAAAGATATTGATGAAGCTATAATGTACTATATGGAAGAAGTAATTCAACCTACTGTTATGCAAAATGGAGTAGTTCAACAAGTACCTTTTATTTATGGCTCCCCTGAAAGATGGAAACAAGTACAAAAAGATGGTTACTATAGAGATAAAAAAGGCAAAATTATGTTACCTTTAATTACTTTTAAACGTAATAATATTGAAAAAGTAAGAAATATAGCTAACAAATTAGATGCAAATAATCCACATAATGTAAATGTATTTCAAAAGAAATATAGTACTAAAAATGCATATGATAATTTTGCAATATTAAATAATCAACAACCATTAAAAACAAACTATGCAGTAGTAGTCCCAGATTATGTTAATATGACTTATGATTTTATAATTGCTACTTATTATGTAGAACAATTAAATAAAATTATTGAAGCTATAAATTACGCATCAGATTCATATTGGGGTAATCCTGAAAGATATCAATTTAGAGCTAGAATTGATAATTTTGCTACTCCAGTACAAATAGAACAAAAAGGAGAAAGATCAGTTAAAGCAACATTCTCTTTAAAATTATATGGATATTTAGTCCCAGATACAGTTCAAAAACACCTAAGTAAACTTAATAGAAAATTTAATACACCCTCACAAATTATATTTAATATGGAAACAGTACAAAGTATAGAGCAGTTAAATCAAAATAGTAATAATAATCCATCACGATTAGAAATTCAAAGTGATAATGATTTTACAGGATTTACAGAAAATATATAGTAATATTGAATTTCATAATATTTATAAATAAAATTAGATGGGTATAATATTAAGACAGAACAAAGGTTCCGAGTTAACGTTCGCAGAAGTAGATGGCAATTTCCAGTCACTCTACTACTCTAGTTCTCTGTCTGCATCTATTTTATCATTTTTCTTTCCTAGCAGTAGTGTTACACATAGTGTAGATATAGCAGGAGCAGGTGGAGTTAACCAAATTGTAGCCGGATCTAATGTTACAATTTCTCCTGCAGATGGTAAAGGTATAGTAACAATAAATTCTACAGGTGGTAGTGGTGGATCAGGTATATTTGTTGAAACTGGTTCATTTTACGCTACTACAAATGATTTACAAATAACAGGTTCACTTGGTCTTAATGGAGATCTTTCTTTACCAGATAATACTTTTATAAGATTAGGTGACAAAGCTGGTGGGGGTGGTGGTGATTTAAAAATTTATCATGATAGTAGTAATAGTTACATAGAGGATCAAGGGCAAGGATTTTTATTTTTAAGAGCAGCAAATTCACTTGTATTAGAAGATAATCTTGGTGGTAATTATTTTAG